ATGATGATATCGCCAGACGGTTTTATAAATGAACACAAGGAAAAGACCTATGAACAGCTACTCTCCGTCCGGGATGAACTTATCAGAGAGATTCGCAGATTTGAGAAAGGAAAGATACCGGAGGAAGAAAAATATATGCATCCCAGCCCGGATGTAAGGTATCAATGCAACCTTTCTTATCTTTCGAAGATATGTAATCTGATAGCTGACAAGTACAATGAGCAACTTTGGGAGGACTGATATGTTCGGCAAAAAGAAAGATGTGGATGTAAGGCTTACCGAAAAGCAGCTCGAGGAACTAAAAAAGAATATGTCACGCTCTGAACGTAAAGAATTTGAGCGGAAACAAAAGCAAGCCGCAGACGATAAATTATGGGATGCGATGATCCTGTCGGAGCTGTTCGAGGATGATTAGTTCTTCTATGTAAAAAAGGTCTGTTGAAGATAACAGAAAAATCTGATATTATAATTTAGACCCTGATTAAAACATTATTAAAAAGGAGTTCTAATGGACAATAAGGTAAGCGTTGGCAGACCAGCAGGGAGAAAAAAGACTTCTAAAATTGAAGTTTCTCTTGAGCCAGAAGTAAAAGAGAAATTCATGGAGTTGACAAGAAAAAAAGGCAGTAATGCATCTGTAATGATTGGACAGTGGATTACTGAATATATAAACGAAAACAAAGAGGTTATTAAATGAATGTAGTATCTCTATTCAGTGGAATTGGTGGGCTGGATCAAGGTTTTGTTGACGCCGGCTATAGTGTAATATGGGCAAATGACTTTGATCAGTCCGCAGCTCATACATATGATGTTAATAACCCCAAAGGGATAATGCACTTGGGAGATATCAATGAAATACCTCTTGATGCTATTCCAGCTCACGATGTTCTTATTGGGGGCTTCCCGTGTCAGCCTTTTTCAATGATGGGTGCAGGGTTAGGATTTGAGGATACTCGAGGAACGCTTTTCTTTCGAATTGCTGAGATAATTCAGTATCAGATAGACAGGAAACAAGCTCCTGCGGTTATAGTCCTCGAGAATGTTAGGCGCTTGCTAACACACGATAAGGGACGCACTTATAAAACGATTAAGAGAATACTAACGGAGATGGGCTACAAGGTTTATGAGTCTATACTAAACTCTGCAGATTTTGGAGTTCCGCAGACAAGAAATAGAATTTTTGTAGTTTGCTTTAAGAATAATGATATCAACTTTGAATATCCTGTTCCAGAACCGTTAAAGGTCGATATGCATGATATTTTAGAGAAAGAAGTTGATGAGATTTACTACCTTTCCGATAGAATAAAGCCAACCATCCTGTCTGACGGCACGGGTGGTTATGTAGCTAAATCAGAGATTAATCAATCTCCAGCAAGACCATTATGTGCAACTATGGCAAAAATGCACCGAGCTTGTCAAGATAACTACTATTCGGATGATTATATTCTTGGAAACGGCAATACTGATCGCATTCGAAAGCTGACACCTCGAGAATGTGCACGGTTACAGGGTTTCAAAGACGATTTCATAATCGATGTATCAAATGTTCAAGCATATAAACAGTTTGGAAATGCGGTAACAGTTAACGTATCAAGAGCCGTTGCAAAGCAGATTAGAAAAACCTTAGAAGAAATCGGGGAATGGCATTAATGAATGACAAAGTTGAAATAAAAGAGATAATAGATTTTATTAATGCGTTCGACTTGAAGCCCGAGGAAACAGTTTCTGATAAATGCATTGAAAGAATCACATTGCCTATTGATGAAGATTTCCTTATGCAAAGAGCATCCGCGATACTTCGCAATTTGCCATCAGATAAGGAGCTTCAAAGCTCATTAATGGCTTTATCGAGTATCTGTAATTCAAAGAAGAAAAAATGCGACAGATGCCCTATAAAGAAATACTGCAATACCTATATCCATGAAGCGCGTGAAAGTGTGTCAGATAGTTCACTAAAAATGGTGGATCTATTTTGTGGAGCCGGTGGACTATCGTTGGGATTTACCCAAGAAGGTTTTATCACAAGCCTTGCAAATGACATTCAAGATTGCTGTGTTGATACCTACGCCCACAATCACCCAGAAACTCCTCGCGATCATATTGTACTTGGCGATATTAAAGATGTAATAAGTAATATCGATGATCTGTTGAGATATAAAACTGTAGATATAGTAGTTGGTGGTCCCCCGTGTCAAGGATTCAGTGAAGCAAATAGACAACGAGTAATTGATGACCCAAGAAATCATCTGTATAAGAACTTTGTAGAAGTTGTAAAGAGAGTTTCTCCTCCGTTTTTTGTTATGGAAAATGTAAAGGGAATGCTCTCTGTAGCACATGAAGTAATTGATGATTTTAGGGAAATTGGATATAGTGTCGCAGCTCATGTGTTAAATGCAAAAGATTATGGTGTTCCACAAAATAGAGAAAGACTTATTTACATTGGTAATAGAGTCGGAATCGATAATGAACTTATTTTCAACAGAATATTTGAAATATCCGAGTCCATCCCGGATACTAATCTATCCGATGCTTTGTTTGGGCTACGTCCATTAGTCGCATCAAGAGTTAAAAATGCTACTGATTCGGAAACGGAGGAATCGGGGAGGACCATTGAGACAAACCGTGAACATAGCATGAATCAGTATGTATCACTTATTAATGGAGGTAAATACTTCCCGGCAACCTGCAATCACAAGGCAAGATACAATAATGATAGGGACATTGAGATCTATGGAAGGCTTACTCCCGGAGATAAATCCGATGATCCGAAAATCGCTGATATTATGCCGTATAAAAGCAGAAGCAATATATTTAAGGATAAATATTTTAAATTGGAGCCAGACAAAGTATGTAAAACGATAACAGCCCACATGAAATTCGACTGTAATATGTACATACATCCCTCGCAGGCAAGGGGACTGACTCCAAGAGAGGCAGCAAGGGTTCAGTCTTATCCAGATGACTATTATTTTAGGGGATCATACACAAAAACATATATGCAAATTGGAAACTCAGTACCACCACTTTTAGGAAGGGCGATAGCCCAAGCAATAAAAGATTTTATGTAGAGGTGATTGGCAATGGAATTTATGGAATCGGCAAAACTTGTAAAAAACGTATTGGAAGGAATAGGAAGCATAATTGACCCCGATGCTTATGATGGGTTTATTGTAAAACTCCTTAAAGATTCGAACACTTTGGATGCAAATAGGACAACAAAACAGTCCCATATTGCAATTACAGGTGATCAAATGGATATGTTCCCGTATATTCAGTCCGATGGTTACTTGAATACGGATTACGACAAATTAGATGCCGACCTAAAGAAATACTTTGTTGCACAAATCCCTGTATATCTCCATAAAGAGAATATAGAGTATCTTTCTGGTGAGAAGTGCTTTTTTGAAGAAGATGAACGTATGGTGTATGTGAGTATCGTTCGAAGCAGAAGAAATGATGCTGCTGATCAAATTCAAATGTCGATGACCTACATGGACTCTCCGGAATTTATTACATATAGAAAAATGGTTCATGCGGGAAGTTATATGATAATTCTCAAAAGGACTGAAACCTTGGCATATGATATGTACTGTGTAAAGGAAAGCGACATAGTCAACGGTGTCAATGATCTTGCATCAATCAATAATTCTTTCTATAAGTTACCTACAAGCACGGTAGTCCGCATAGATGAAATACAACAATCGGAGAAAAGTAATCGCACTGGCACCAATGATGATTATGAAAACGAATACCAAAGAGCTGCCTTATATGCAAAAAATTATGCTCTTGAAAACGGCATCGACATCACCTCAAGCGAGGAAGCCATAAGTAGTACATACGCTCAATTTCAGCAAAAATTCTCTCCGGATCGATTAGCAAGCTTGTCTGACGATGAATTACGAACTATCATGTTTTATTCTCTTGCAAGGACAAATGACAGTCTTTGCTATTGGCTTGAGGTAGATAAAGACTGTAAAGAATACATGGGAAGTATCTCGGGAGGGTCTGCGTATAAGTTTGGTCTTTTTCAAAACAAAGACACAGGAATATGGATGTCAGGTTCTCCTGCCAAGCCTCAAGAATTATCCGATGAGGAAGCCCTTAAATTAGCAAAGCAAATAAGGGATGCACTTGTAAATGGTGCAAATCTTATTAAGAATGCTACGCTGGAATCTGTGGCTGATTATGAAGCTCTCGATGATAGCTTAATGTCAACTATGGGACCGCAGATAGCATCATGGAGCTGGGTACATAAATACTTCAGCATGATTTTCCCGGACAAACTAAGTAGCTACCATTCTTCCGATTGGCAGAGACACGTTCTTTATGCTTTCCGTATTAAGCCAAGTGAAAAACTGTATGCGAGAAGCGGACAGATTGCAATGATACAGAAGTATAATAATTGGGTTTACCATCCGCTTGCCCGTGTGGCTCATGAAGCATTTGGACGTGTAAAAACATTCCTCCGTCTTGGCTCTACGGGTGATGGCAAATCTTATGCTGATATATGGCGTAAACGTAGCATTGTCGGCATAGGATGGAAAGCAGTTGGAGATCTGACTGACTATGTGACAGATAAGCTTGATAAAAAGTCTCTTGCTGATAAACTCCAAGAAATCTACTATCCAGAGGATTCAAGAACCGCATCTCGGAAAGCCGGAGAAATGCAAGCATTCTATGAATCCGGTGAGGATACCGTGTTCATTGTAATGAATGGTCAGACGCCGATTGCGCTTGTAGATGAGCCTGGACCGTATACATATGATTCATCTTCTGACATGGCTCATATCAAAAAGGGAAAATGGCATAATGTTTTCCGAGAAGGGGATGCATTACCATTTGCCTCGGTCGGAATGCAAACGACGTGTTATGAGATAGATGATGAAGAAAATCTAATGTACCTATATGAAAAATACTACTATGGCGAGGAGAATGAGGAAGAACAAATAACAAGCGGAGAAGAAAACATGATCGAGTACACAGAGCCTATCTATAAAACATCATTTACCTGCCCTTACGATTTGAATCGTATCGTATTTGGCGCACCGGGAACAGGAAAGAGCCATCTCATAAAAAGGGATTCTAATAAACTTTTGGAGAACGGTGGAGGCTTTGAGCGTGTCACCTTCCATCCCGACTATACATATTCGCAATTTGTAGGTACCTATAAGCCAGTTACGGATCAAGCTGGACATATCGAATATAACTTTGTCCCTGGACCCTTTATGCGGGTGTATGTAAATGCCATCAAAAGCGGTAAAACTGATACTCCTCTCCCATATCTACTTATCGTGGAGGAAATCAACCGTGCCAAAGTGGCAGCTGTCTTCGGTGATGTATTCCAGCTTCTCGATAGGGACGATGACGGTGTCAGCGAATATGAAATTCAACCTTCCGAGGATGTTAGAAAATACCTCGCTCGTGAGCTTGGCGGTAACGCATCTGATTATCTGAAGATGCAACTCCCGAACAATATGCTCATTTGGGCAACCATGAACAGTGCTGACCAGGGAGTATTTCCTATGGATACTGCCTTCAAGCGTAGATGGGGATTTGACTATCTCGGCATAAATGAAAACGAGGATGAGATAACAGGACATGTCATTCTTGGGCAAGGTGACGATGAACGCGATGTCGAATGGAACACTCTCCGAAAGGCTATCAACGAGAAGCTGACCACAGATTACAAGATTAATGAAGATAAGCTCCTCGGTCCGTTCTTCCTTGAAAAGAAATACTTTGAGGCAATTACCGGGGACAATTATTCCGAAGAAAGCCGAAAGGCATTTATTAAGGTGTTCAAGAGCAAGGTCATCATGTATCTTTTCGAAGATGCTGCCAAACAGCATAAGCACAAGCTCTTCGAGAATTGCTCTGATACCACCAAGTATTCCTCTATCTGTAATGATTTTGACCGGATCGGAATAAAGATATTCGGTGAAACCTTTGAGAACGATTTTTATAATCCGCAGAAGGAGCAGTAAATGAAAGTAGTCTCACGCTTTGTCAGAGAGCAAAGGCGCTATACAAAAAATGAATTACGCACCACCTTTGCTTATGACGAGGAAGGCGTGGAGCGTTTCATAAAGAATCTGAAATCCTATGGTGTTCTGAAGACCGTCAGCAATAACAAGGATCAGAAAGAGATGACGGATTTGGTTGATGAAGATCTCGTTGTTGTGGACGAGACTGCCGGAAATGATGACTGCCTCTATGTGTTTACCTATGTTGGTGTCATTACGGTCGGCTCAAGGATTGCAAAGGTCTACCCCAAATATCTGCTCTCGCCTCTTTGTGATGAGGAACGCGGGAATCAGATGAAGCAGATCATCAAAGTTCTCGAACGATACAGCTATTCCGATGAGCAGATAATAAACCTGTTTAATGGGGATGGCGATAACCGTAGCTTCAATATTTTGGCAGTTATACTATTCTTGCTGAACGACTACCATGAAAATGGTGTATATAGTAACAGTGAGGATATAGTAGAGGTTAATGGTGAGGGACCTATCCTGTGGGGAAAGACCATTGATGAGAGCTTTGCGCTCATTGAGGATGATAGGCCGTATTACATGGAGCTTTATACGGGAAAGACTGTCGATGACGAGATGGACTATTTTAAACGGCTCCACGAGTGTGTTCTGACAGAATGCTCAAGGCAACTGAAAGAGGCGCAGCTTGATACCCTCTTTGAAATGGAACTTGCAGAGCTTTCGGATGAACCTCTCGATAATTTCGGTGACCGGGATTATATCCTTAATCGAATCCACGGGGAATTGAATATCCAATTCAACACTCACAGACAGATTCTGTTAAAAACTCTTTATACCTACATTGCTCAAAACAAAAAGATGTTGGAAGAGAATCAAGGCATCAGTATGTACGGCACAAATGCCTATCATATGGTATGGGAGAAAGCCTGCGCGCAGGTGTTCAATAACAAATTGTCCACTCCTTTGGGTCAACTCCCACTTTCCAAACCGTTAAGCGAAAAGTATAGTGGACAGAGAAAAACAAAACTGATCGATATTATTGAAAAGCCAGAATGGCACGGCTCGGATATGGAAAAGCCGAAATATGCCTCCGAGACCCTTATCCCTGATCTTATCAGCGTTGACAACCGTAACGGAGTGGACTATTTTATCATATTTGATGCCAAGTATTATAATCTACAACTTGCAAAGGACAAGGATCTCCGTGGCAATCCCGGAGTGAGTGATGTGACAAAACAGTATTTATATCAGCTTGCTTACAGGGATTTTCTTAAAGAACAGTGTATCACAAAGGTTAAAAACTGCTTCCTCATGCCTATCGAGGGAGATACAGTGACTATTAAGGGAACAGCCCGTTTCCCTATGCTTGAGGCTCTCGGGCTTGAAAACATCTTAATACGACAGATTCCGGCCGAACGCTTGTATAAGTGCTATTTAAGTCGACAAAGTATAGATATAGACGATTTGGCTTTGTGGGAAAATGAATAAATGTTCATCATCAGCGGGGGGGTCCGTATGGGCTCCTTTTTTTGATGTAAAATGTAATCAGAATTGAATAATTTAATAATTTCACACTTTCCACTTGACAAATTGCAGGAAAAATGTAAAATGAGTTTATGAATGACAGAAAGGAGGAAACGGACTATGTCCAATAGGTTTCCTGTTAATGAATTGAGACCCCTTATGGAAGGGGTGGTATGGGCAATCCATAAGGGCATTGATGAAGATGTCCGGGACTACCTGTCAAAGCATCGTAAAGAAACCAACAATGCTATTTTACTAATGCGCGGGGATAATATCAATGAGAATCTTAGGAACTTCGTTGTTTCCGATTCTGTTGAATTAAAACATTTCAGAAGATATGCCTGGGACGGTTGTCTTCTGATTGACCGCAAAAACAAGGTAACTATTACGATATGCACCAAGCAGACCCTTGAACGCATACCGAAACAGAAGAATCGTTCTGTGCCGCACTATCTCCAGTCTATATTATTTGTGCAGAACGGTGACCTTGAAGCACCGGTCAAGCAGATGCATCTGTCAGATTTTGTTGATATCGGCAGTTCCTTTACAGCCGATGAATACGAGGATGACTACAAAAGCATCATGGAGGACGAGATAAACTTTGACGATGGATATCGTCATTGTGTCGTTATCTACGAAACGCTTAATTACGAGATCAAGAGTATAGCCATGCGGTTCCTTGATAGGGATTTCAATACCGTGGTAGAGGAATCGCTTATGGATCTGCTTAAGCCTAACTTCGCAAATCTCACTTCGGATGCTATTGACGCTCCCGATATTGTTGAGGAAGACGATGTCCATAAACTCGTATCCTTGAAGCCCGGTTTAAAACGGCAGTCTGATGAACCGAGGGTTGAGATAAGCACGAAAAAAATTGAGGAAGGGAAACAGGCATAAACTGCTTCTACCGAATTATGAATACTGATATGAAATTTAACGGCGAACGATTAAAAGAGGCCGTACAATTGAGAGCAATGAGGCTGTCCGATCTGTCCACGGAAACAGGAATAAGCAAACAGTCGCTCTCGTTATATGCGAACGGAGAAAACAATCCGCCGTATGAGAATGTTGAAATCATGGCCAAGGTGCTTCGATTTCCTACAGAGTTCTTCCTTGTAAAGGATAAATGCTCTACCACTACAGGCAACACATATTTTAGATCGCAGGCATCTGCAACGAAACTCCTGCAGACGGCTCAAAAAAAGAAACTCGAATATGTGGCCAAGATGTATGAGGTTTTGCTCGGATATGTAGACTTCCCGCAGCTTAATGTTCCGAAAGTTGTCGTTAACATGAATGAGTCCGTTTTCGATGCTGACTCCCAAGAGACGATGGATGAGATTGAACATCTCGCGGCAGAGACAAGAAGGCAGTGGGGAATTGAAGACGGCCCCATAAAAAACCTTCAATATATAGTTGAATCAAAAGGAATAATACTTACAGGCTTTCAGGAGAAGGATAAACGAGTAGATGCCTTCAGTCAATATGTCCATGTGGAGGATGCCGATCCCGTGTTCATCATAGCACTCGCTCTCGGTGATAAACCGATGGAGCGCTTGCGCTTTGATATTTCCCACGAGCTGGGACACATCCTTATGCACAATTGGGGCGAGAGCAACGAAAATCTCGAAAAGGACGAGTTCAATGCCAGAGAAAAGCAGGCTAATATGTTTGCCAGCGCATTTCTCATGCCGAAGGATTCATTTGGTAGTGCTGTAGCACCCTATGCAACAAACCTTGAGTTCTATCGGGCATTAAAGAAACAGTGGGGTGTTTCCATGCAGGCAATGATATACCGGGCATGGAAACTTAATATCATAACCGCTAATCAGTTTCAGTATCTTATGCGCCAGATTTCCAAAAAGGGATGGCGTACACATGAGCCGGGAGATCACAAGGGACAACTCAATTCTACTATCTTCCAAGGGGCGATAGATGTCCTCTATGACGAAGGAGTCCTCACTCCCAAGACGATGGTATCCGCATTTAGGGATTACGGCATCATCATGTATGAGAATGACATGGAAGACTTAATGTGCCTCAAGGAAGGGACTCTCCGCTCAAAGGATCAACAGATACTGCAATTTAAACTAAAGAGCAACACAGAATAGAGGGAGGGTCGGATTTGAAATCAGATACAGAAGAAATCGAGATCCGTACTCCGGAGAAACACTTGCTGATATGCACATTGGCCCCTGCTCGTGACGGAACAATGGATGTTGTTTCCCGCCGAGGTAAACGAGAAGACAGAATGAAAGTCGATGACTTTATAGAGAAGCTGAATAGGCATCGTCATAAATGACCTGGACGAGCTGGTCCGTGATACGAGACAAAGCCGAGGTAAGATTAGGTAGCATACCATATCTTTCCTCGGCTTATTTTATCAGATAAAATGCAAAAATAGGACTGTGGTACAATTTTAGGATTGACATTCGAGAAATGAAATGTTACATTAATTATCATAAGGAGGTAATCTCGCTATGGATATAGATAAGATTCTTGAGGATATCGGGGATGTCCCCGTAAGTCAGATAAGCGAAGGACAAACCCTGGAAGGCAAAGCGGCCATGATCAGGGTACAGATAAAAGAGTTAGAGAAAAAAGCTGATAAAGGTAATGCGAAAGAGAAAATAGAAGCACTACAGCTTGAACTTGCGCGGATTAATGCGGAGATTGAAAAGAAAAAGGATAAACCGAAAAATTTTAACAAAAGGTTGTTCATTGCCAATGTCAAAGAACTATCACGGCAAAAAAAAATAAAGTTCGGAGACATTGAATATGCCTCGGGAACGAGCATAGGATACATATCTCGACTCGATAAACCGAATAATACAAATGATCCGAGCGCGGAGTTCATTGCTACGGCCTCTAAAATGTTGGATGTCCCTGTCGATGATCTGATGCATAAGGATTTCCGTCAGCCGACTCCTATCCTATCGGATAGTGAGCAGTATATAGTGAACTTCCTTAATCGACTGATCAATGAGACTTTATCCGATTCACTTATGTGGGACACGGAAACAAAAAAATACCTGACATCGATTGATTGTGAAAACTCTGGTCTTGGACCGTATGTACCACACCCGCTCTTCGATGTAGAGATCATAGATGAAGGCATAGACGAAACTTCCGGATATCCAACAAGTAGCTACAAGGCGGTATACATCAGTAGATTTCACGATGAAGGAATCTCAAGCATAAACGGTCCCGGGTTCTATGCAAAGCTCACCGGAACGGATGCTACCATATACATAATGAATATCGTTCATTCCAACTCCAAGAGACGAGCTTTCACCGGAACGGTTGATGAGGGCGAAAAAGAGATTTACATCGCAGATAGAGAAGGTGTCGAATCTGTGTGTAGTACAACTACTTCTTGCGAGGAAATCAAGAAGCAGATCAATACCCTTTATAATATGCTTTATGATAATTATACAAAGGTTGGGGTATCAACGAAATCACGGTTGCTTATCAATGACTTTATGGGTGCTACAGCGCATCCTTCGAAACAAGGGGGTGATAAATAATCATGAATGCTACAGCTGAAGAGATCAAAGGGTTCATATCATACCCTTGCCATCCTAAAGAGAGAAAAATGGTATACATCAGCGGGCACGGACGAGTGTCGGATAAATGCCCACGATGTGGAGATTTTGCCACATTTGATTTAGATGAGATGAGATCGTGGAGATCAGAGGCCGTCAAGGGTGCGGTCAGTAAACAGAATAATCGGATATACCGACTGAGCCATTAGGGGTTCTAAAGTAAACTACCGCCGAGCCGGGGTGTATCAGCATAAAGCAGTTTAGCTGCCTATGTTGATATGCCCCGGCTCTTTTTGTCTCATAAATTATTTTGCAAATCACTTTAACATAACACCTGCTACTCGTTATATTACAGTACCACCTTTTTGAAGAGTTAATCTGCCATATTTAATATGATGGAGTTTCTCATAGGATATGGATTTTTAACGTATACAGATTTATACGCAGGAACAGGAGGTGTTTCCAATGGATTACTAACGGCGGAGCCGACCGCCTAAACAAAGCAAAATCGTAACTTATATCAAAGCACAGGCCGCGGGAAGTACAACCGGGGCAAGGGATACATACAGACACTACTCTCCCATATAGGGATAGTGGAAAGTCTGTGGGGTAGCTCTTGTTAAGGTTAGCCTTCTCGCACCCGGATTCCCTTGCCTACGAGCCAAGACGCGGCAGAAAGGCAAGGGAATTTTATGTTATTCCACAAAATCACATGGGATGAGGATCATCCCTTTTACACCTATCACAGTGCGTCAGGCACTTCTATCACGATCCGTCCGGGGGATAAGAGTCCCGATGGAAGGACAGTGACCAAAGAGGATATCCGTATCCTCGTCTCCCTGCATAACGCAGAGGTCAAGAACAATATCAAAAACTGTAAGGCTCCCTTATCAGATAGGGAGAAAGCTGCGGTGCGTGAATGGGAAGAATCGCATCCCGGAGAAAAAGCACCCGCCAAATGGAATGCCTCTCTCGACTGCATCGTTGACGATCACGAGGAGATGGACTGCACTCCCATCATGTATGAGATCTATAACCGCACCCACGCAGAGAACCCTGCCATTGACAGGCTGTGGGAACTCATCGACCAGATGACTGAGGTACAGCGCAGGGCATTTATCATGTTCCGTCTGGAGCATAAGCCTCTTAAGGAGATCGCTGCAGAACTTGGGTGCTGTGTATCCGCTGTGAGCCGTGCCGTATCCCGTGCGGAAGATTTTATCAGAGAAAATTTCTGACCATGTAAAATTCAGCCACCTTTCCGGGGCCTATAGCTTAGAAGGACATGAGCCCTTCGGAAAGGAGGCTGGATCATGAAGCACAAGGTAACAATCAACGTATCTGATGAACACGGACGTACCGCTGTGCTTAAGGGTGCGCAGAGGCGATTACCGACACGGCTTTTACGTTTCCTCTTTGGAGACTTCACTCAGATCTATCTGCTGACACCCGGAAAAACTGTCGAGTCCGTGGATATCAGAGAAGTCAAGGAGGAAAAGTAGATGACAGCAGAACAACAACAGAATATAGGACAGGCACTTGTCAAAGTGGCGGATATAGCAGAAAAGCTGATACCGCTCATCCGTAGCATCGGGGAAGGGATGCTCACAGCATCCGAGGAGCCTAAGAAGGTGACCAAGTCCAAGACAAAGGCACTACCCGCACCCGAGCCCGAACCTGCACCGACTCCCACAGAGGAAAACAAGGAATACACCCTTGAAGATGTAAGGGCGGTCCTGGCAGAGAAGTCAAGGGCGGGGCATACCGAAGAGGTAAAGGCTCTCATCACGAAATACGGTGCTGACAGGCTCTCGGCGGTCGATCCTTCAAACTATGCAGCGCTTATGGCTGATGCGGAGGGGATTGCAAATGAGTAGACCGCATTCGGGTCTGCCACCCTCATCGGCAAAGATGTGGATAGCCTGTACTCCTTCAGCAATGAAGAATGCAGAGCTACCCGACCAGACAAGTGAGTACGCACAGCAGGGCACGGATGCACACGCTTTATGCGAATACAAGCTGTTGACGGCTCTCGGTAAATCCCCGGATGATCCGAGACCCACCCTGCAGAATCTCGACCAGGAAATGGAGGACTGCTCGGATGAGTATCTGACATTCGTACAGCAGAACATCGCTCCTACATCGATAGTGATGGTCGAACAGCGACTCGATTTTTCCGAGTATGCTCCCGGCGGATACGGCACAGGCGATTGCGTGATCGTTACTGACGGCAACCTTCACATCATTGATTTTAAGTACGGCAAGGGTATCCCCGTCTCCGCAGGTTCGGATGAAGAAGGTGTCAATCCCCAGCTTGCCTGCTATGCACTCGGAGCTTTATCGGCTTTCGATGGAATCTACGACATAGACACGGTCAGCATGAGCATCTTCCAGCCGAGGCTGAACATTGCGGAGACTTATACGATCAGCAAGGATGACCTTCTCGCATGGGGCAGATGCACTCTCGCTCCCGCTGCAGAGAAAGCATCAAAAGGCGAGGGTGAATATGTCGCAGGCGATCATTGCACCTTCTGCAAGTTCAAGCCTCAGTGTCGCAAGAGGGCTGAATATCAGCTTGAGATTGCAAAGTACGACTTTGCCAAGCCCGATGCACTTGAGGATGACGAGATCGAGGCGATACTCGCAAGGGCGGATGAGTTCATATCCTGGGCAAGCGACATCAAGGAATATGCCTTAAATGCCGCTATCGCAGGCAAGACATGGAACGATTACAAGCTCGTGGAAGGTCGCTCCGTCCGCAAGTATATAAGCGACAGCGAAGTTGCCAAGGCAGTAAGGAAAGCCGGATACGATCCGTATGAGAAGAAGGTTCTCGGCATCACGGCGATGACCAAACTGCTCGGCAAGCAGAAATTCGAAGACCTGTTAGGCTCTCTCATCGAGAAACCCGCAGGTAAACCGACACTCGTACCTATGTCGGACAAGCGTCCGGCTTTAAAACAGTCAGCAACAGAAGATTTTAAGGAGGAAAAATAGTATGGTAAACAGCAATTTAGCAACAAAGGTCAAGACAGGCAAGGTGCGCCTTTCTTATTGCTCGATCTGGGAGCCCAAGGCTTCCTTTGACGGGGCAAAGCCCAAGTACAGCACCAGCGTGATAGTTCCGAAGTCCGATACCAAGACTATCGCAGCTATCGAGACGGCCATTCAGGCAGCATACGAAGAAGGACTCGGTAAGTTGAAGGGTAACGCCAAGACGGCTCCTTCTCTTAACGTCCTCAAGACTCCCCTTCGTGACGGAGATCTGGAGAGACCCGATGATGAGGCTTATAAGGACAGCTACTTCTTCAATGCCAACAGCACTACCGCTCCCGGCGTTGTGGATGCAGACCTTAACGAGATCCTCGATCATACCGAGATCTACAGCGGTGTGTATGCAAGGGTAAGCGTGAACTTTTATGCCTACAATACAGGCACGGCAAAGGGTATCGCTTGCGGTCTCAACAACATCATGAAGCTTGCAGACGGCGAGCCTCTTGCGGGCAAGATCAGTGCGGCAGATGACTTTGCCGAGGACAGCGATCTGCTCTCATAAGTTACAACAGGTGGCGGAGGGGATGTTCCTCTCCGCCTTTTTCGTTTGGAGGTATTTATGATCGATATTGATATTGAGACATATTCGTCTTTGGTGCTTAAGGATGTAGGTGTTTACCGATACTGCGAGTCCCCGGATTTCGAGATCCTTTTATTCGGATACTCCGTTGACGGCGGTCCCGTAGATGTCATCGACCTCGCCTGCGGAGAAGAGATCCCCCAGGACATCCTTGATGCCTTGACTGACGATAGTGTGCTGAAATGGGCTCATAACGCTCAATTTGAAAGGATTTGTCTGTCGAGGTACCTACAGCGTAGATATGGTACCATACCGAACCATAGCGGACCATATCTGAACCCCATCTCGTGGAGATGCTCGATGGTCTGGGCAGCTTACCTCGGACTCCCGTTGGCACTTGAGCAGGTGGGTGCAGTGCTTAAGCTGTCGGAACAGAAAATGGATGAGGGCAAGTCACTGATCAAGTACTTCTCTTGTCCCTGCGCTCCCACAAAAGCCAATGGCGGTCGGACGAGGAACCTGCCCGAGCATGATCATGATAAGTGGTCATTGTTCAAACAGTACAACAAGCGTGATGTGGAAACCGAGATGGCTTTAAAGGACAGGCTTAAGAACTATCCCGTCCCGGACTTCATATGGGATGAGTGGACTAAGATCGATCAACCTATCAACGACAGAGGTGTCCTGCTTGATATGGATGTGGTCGAGAATGCGATCATCATAAACGATAAGGTATCCCAGATGCTCCTTGACCGCTTAAAAACGCTTACAGGGCTTGAGAATCCGAACAGCCCGTTGCAGATAAGGTCATGGCTTAAAGATCACGGCATCGAGACTGACAGCATCGATAAAAAAGCCGTAGCTGCTCTGTTAAAGGATGCGACATCCGAGGTCGCAGAGGTACTGCTCCTACGACAGCAGATAGCCAAATCATCCGTGAAAAAGTACACAGCGATGAAGAACTTAAGATGCGAGGATGGACGCGCTCACGGCTGTTTCCAATTCATGGGCGCATCAAGAACCGGAAGGTGGAGTGGAAGGCATATCCAATACCAGAACCTCCCACAGAACCATATGCCCGATCTAAAAGAGGCGCGAGACCTTGTCAAGACCGGAAACTTCGATGCCTTATCACTCCTATATGACAATATACCAATGGTGCTTTCAGAACTGATCAGGACAGCATCCGTGCCACCGAAGGGAATGAAGTACATCGTTTCTGACTTTAGTGCCATAGAGGCTCGTGTACTCTCTTTTTTGGCTGATGAAGAATGGCGTACCGAGGTATTCGTCAATAACGGCGATATCTACTGTGCATCGGCATCTGCCATGTTCGGGGTGCCCGTTGAAAAGCATGGTGTCAACTCGCATCTTAGACAGAAAGGCAAGATCGCAGAGCTTGCCCTGGGATACGGCGGTTCCGTAGGAGCCCTTACAGCAATGGGCGCACTTGACATGGGGCTTAAGGAAGAAGAACTCGAACCCCTGGTTCGGATGTGGCGAGACTCGAATCCGCATATCGTTGAATATTGGTGGGAAGTCGACCGCTGTGTCAAAAAGACCGTCATGGAGTGTATTGATACCAGGGTGGGCGATATCATCTTCTCATACAAGTCTGGGGTGCTGTTCATAAGACTGCCGAGCGGTCGCAGGCTTGCCTATGTCAGACCGCATATGGGGATCAACAGATACGGATCGGAATCTGTCATGTATTACGGCCTTGACAGCAATAAACATTGGAATGAGGTCGAATCATACGGTCCCAAGTTTGTGGAGAATATCGTACAAGCAATAAGCAGGGACATACTGTGCAATGCGATGAAGACCCTGTCCGATCAGCGAATCGTGGCTCATGTGCATGACGAGATCATAATCGAGGCTCCGTTGGATATGAAAGTCAAAGATATCTGTAACAAGATGGGACAGACGCCTGCGTGGATAAAGGGACTCTGCCTGCGGGCTGATGGATATGAGTGTTCGTTTTATCAGAAGGATTAAGAAAAGCCGGGGATCACTCCTCGGCTTTAAATATGTAAAGCGTGGTATCAGAACGGGATATCACGCTGATCGAGGTTGGGCACGGTATTCCGTGCGATTGAGGTATCATTCATAGGCTTATACCTCCTTTCCTCGATTCCCATTATACAGAAGAATCCCCGAAAGATAAACCTTCGGGGAAACTGAATATAGGTTAGGGTCACCGGTCAGCCGACCGATGCCTTTAGCACATTATATCATATCTTTTTGAATGTTATCTGCCCTTTTGTATCTGTGTCTATCTCGAATCTGTCTCCGTCTGAAAATCCCGTCTTTTCCATAGCCCACCCAGGGAGTCGTAACTGTCCGCCAGAGAACATAACCGTTGTCGGGCTGTTGAGGCTTTCCCTTGTAACTCCTGGTATCAAACCATCGTCTATTGCGTGATATATGGTTCCTCTGCTTACGGTCTGATTTGGGAATGTATCTGCTATAAGTGCCTCAATGGACTCGGGGCTTAAATGCTCCTTTAGGATCTTATCAGCTATGAATCTTGCCATCTCGGGATTCTGGACCAGGATAGGGTCGGGAGCCCTTTTGCTCAACTTTTCGCTGCACAGTTCCTGCGCATAGTCAGGATCATATGTACCATCTGGCTTTGAATTTCGATTAAGTTCGTTGTAGATGGATGACCTATGGACACCGATCTTCTCGGCAATCTCTGCCTTTGAGTATCCATTATCAAGCATCCGCTTTATTTCGCATCTTTGCTCGTATCCGAGTTGTGAGTGTTTTCCTTTTCCCATGTCTGTCTCCTAATTCTGATTATAACAGGCCTTTGTAAATTTCAAAGTAAAATCGACAGACCATGTAAAATCTACCGCCAAAATCGGGGCCTATAGCTTGAGGGGGATCGTGCCCTCTTAGGAAGGAGGCCGGCATGGAGACGCTGGAGATAAAGTATCCGAACGGACGCATGGTCATCAATGTCCATGAGTTCTTTCCGTGTTTAGTAAAGCATTCAAGGAAGCTCTTTCCGCTCATCAAGCAGTACTGCTCCCCACAGGAGCGATCAGAACTTGGGCGGTATTTGAGCTTCCTTGTCGTGTATTGGGAAGGACGGGATGAGATCAAGCACCGACGGGCTTTGAGCAACTACAAACTATATTGTCAGATGGAGGTAGATGACGAATGGATGAAGTAAAGAAGTACAGGATGATGGTCTACATCTGTTCTCCCTACGCAGGTGACATCGAGGGCAATACCGAAAAGGCAAAGAAGTATTGCAGATGGGCTACCGACAGAGGGTGCATCGCCATCGCTCCGCATCTTTATTTCCCACAGTTCATGTCTGAAGAGACGGAACGGGAAGAGGCACTTCACAGCGGTATCGTACTGCTCGGAAAGTGTGATGAGGTGTGGGTGTTCGGTGACCGCATATCCGCAGGGATGAGGGCAGAGATCGAAAAGGCGGAGAAATTCAGGAAGAGGATCCGTTATTTCTCCGGGGAGGAGGCACTATGCAATTAAACATTTATACAGCAAACTGCACGGGAAATAAGAAAAACTGCATCTATCCCAATAAGTGCATCATCGACAACGAAGATGATTTCATGGCCGCGGTCGAGTCCGATCATGTGCTTTGCCTTTTTGATAAGTTCTACCGCGGGAACGACAACTTTATCGAGTCAAACTGCGTGGTCATGGATAACGACAATGACCATAGCGATGATCCGGACGATTGGGTCGATATGCAGGAGTTCGCGGATGCGCTCCCCGATGTCAGCTTGATCATCGCTCCGAGCCGTAATCACATGAAGGAAAAGGACGAGAAATCGGCAAGGCCGAGATATCATGTCTATTTCCCCATCGAGACCATATCGGATGTGAAAGCATACGAGGCATTAAAGCAGGCGATACATGAGAGGTTCCCGTTCTTTGACGATAACGCTCTTGATGCGGCAAGGTTCATATTCGGTTCCCCGCAGCAAAGCGTCATATGGCAGGAAGGGGAACTGACCATTGACTGCATCATGCAGTCTTCTCCAGACACGGAAGTCATCCCCGAGGGCAGGCGCAACTCTACCATGTCTCGCTTTGCAGGCAGGGTCTTAAAGAAGTTCGGAGACTGTGACAAAGCATATGAGATCTTCAAGGAGAGAGCCCTAAAATGCGATCCTCCGCTCGAGGATGAAGAACTTTCCGTCATATGGAACAGCGCACAGAAGTTTTATAAAAAGATCGCGGCACAGGCAGGATATGTTGCTCCCGGCGAGTACGAGTTCGGCCGTGAGTCCTTAAGGCCGGATGACTATTCTGACATCGGGCAGGCAAAGGTGATCACGAGGGAATACGGCGATGAGGTCAAATACTCGACCGCCACAGACCTCATAAGGTTTGACGGTATATCCTGGGTGGAATCCAAGCAGAAAGCCATCGGTGCTGTCATCGAGTTTCTGGATATGCAGCTTGCCGATGCAAAAGGACAGGTCGAGTCTGCCATTAAGAAACTCACATCGATGGGGCTTAACGAGGCTGACATCGAGGGCGGAGGTAAGAGGTTTATCGGTTCCCTTAATCCCGATCAGCTGAAAGCATATGAGGAGTTCGTCTATGCAAAGCAGTACTACGGTTTTGTCATGAAGAGGCGTGACATGAAATATATCACATCAGCCATCCAGGCGATGAAGCCGATGGTCGAGATCCCCGTGGCTGACCTTGACGCTGACCCATATCTCATCAACACTCCCTCGTTCACGATCGACTTAAGGATGGGCATCGCAAGTGCAAGGGAGCATTCGGCATCTGACCTTATCACGAAAGTGACGGCGGTAGACCCCTCTGATGAGGGCAAGGACTTATGGCTTGCCGCCATAGAGGACTTCTTCTGTTACGATCAGGACCTTATCGACTATGTACAGCAGATGTCTGCTCTCGGCACGATAGGCAGGGTGTTCCTTGAACTGATGATAATCGCATATGGTGGCGGATCCAATGGCAAATCGACCTACTGGAACACCATAGGCAAGGTACTCGGTTCCTACTACGGCAATATGTCCGCCGATGCCCTGACTGTAGGCTGTAAGCGAAATGTCCAGTATGAGATGGCGGAGGCGAAGGGCAAAAGGCTCCTTATCGCTGCAGAGCTTGAGGAAGGCATGAGGCTCAATACCTCGTTCGTAAAACAGATGGCATCAACGGATCAGATATTCTCGCAGAAAAAATACAAAGACCCGTTCTCGTTCACTCCCTCGCATACCCTTGTGCTTTATACAAACCACCTTCCCAGAGTGTCCGCATCGGATGACGGTACTTGGCGCAGGCTCATCGTCATACCGTTCAATGCAAAGATCACGGGAAAAGCCGACATCAAGAACTATGCGGAGTACCTTTTTGAGAACGCGGGAGGCTATGTGCTTAAGTGGCTCATCGAGGGCGCAGAGAAACTCATCAAAAATGATTTCAGGATAGAGCCTCCGAAAGCTGTGACCGATGCCCTTGCCAAGTATAAACAGGACAATGACTGGCTGGGTAAGTTCATGGCGGATTGCATCGAGGTAGACCCGTCTTATAGGGCAAAGTCCGGGGAGCTTTATCAGGAATACCGCTCTTATGCGACAAGGTCGGGTGAGTATGTCAGAAGCACTACAGACTTTTATAACGCACTCGATGCACTCGGGTTTAACCGTAAAAAGTTGAAGGATGGATCGTATGTGTACGGGATCCGCATAAAGACTGAGGATTTTAGCTAAAGGTGACGGTCGGTGATAGTCTTTCCTATAACTCCCCTTTAGGGCTGTTAAATTCACGAAAAAAGTCTATATAGAGAGGTTTGGGAAATGAGCATCACCGACCGTCACCAGTACGGGGGTTTCATGAGAGAAAGATACATAGAACAGAAATTCAGAAAGGCGGTAAAGGACTCAGGCGGTCTGGCTCTTAAGTTCGTCTCGCCGGGATTTGATGGCATGCCGGACCGTCTCGTTCTTTTCCCTGATGGGAAGGTCGGCTTTGTCGAGGTCAAGGCTCCGGGAGAAAAGCCAAGACCCTTACAGATATCGAGGCACATCCTTTTACGGAAGTTAGGCTTTAAGGTCTATGTCCTTGATGACACAGAACAGATTGGAGGGATCATTGATGAGATACGAGCCACATGATTATCAGACCTATGCCTCGGAATATATCATCACCCATCCGATAGCGGCGATCCTTCTGTCAATGGGACTTGGTAAGACGGTCATAACGCTTACGGCTGTTGCGGATCTCCTTTTTGACTACTTCTCTATCCGCAGGGTGCTGATCATAGCCCCGCTTCGCGTTGCCAAGATGACATGGTCCGATGAGGTCCATAAGTGGGACCACTTACACCATATCAGATACAGCATCGCGGTCGGTACTGCAGCACAAAGGAAAAAGGCGATGGAAACAAAAGCTGATATCTATATCACGAACAGGGAGAATGTCCCGTGGCTCTGTGAGGAATACCCGGAGTTCTTTACGGCGGATACCATGATAGTGGTCGATGAGCTTTCGTCTTTTAAGTCGCATCAGGCTAAACGGTTCAAGGCTCTGATGAAGATGCGGCCGAAGGTACATCGCATCGTAGGTCTGACCGGCACACCGTCAAGCAACGGGCTGATGGATCTGTATGCGGAGTTCAAGCTGCTTGATATGGGCGAGAGGCTCGGTCGGTTCATCGGCCAATATCGTGAATGGTATTTCAAGCCCGACAAGATGAACGGCCCCATCGTTTATTCCTATAAGCCACTCCCTGGAGCAGAGGAAGCGATATACAAGAAGATCTCGGATATCACGATATCCATGAAGTCGACTGATTATCTGAAGATGCCGGAACTCATAAACTCAACATTCGAGGTACACCTGTCCGAGGATGAGGAGAAGACCTATCAGGCTATGAAGGATGAGCTTGTGATCAATCTTCTCGGCGGTGAGGTCACGGCAGCCAATGCCGCATCCCTCTCCATGAAACTTTCGCAGATGGCAAATGGGGCGATATACGGGGATGATGAGCAGGTACTCCACCTTCATGACCGAAAGCTTGATGCACTTGAGGACATCATAGAATCCATGAATGGGAATCCCCTTCTCGTGGCATATTGGTTCAAGCATGACCTTTCCCGGATAAAGGAAAGGCTCGAGACCATAAAACAGTCATATGAGGTGCTTGATAGCGAGGAGTCCATAAGAAGGTGGAATAAAGGGGATACGGCTGTAGCACTGATCCATCCAGCGAGCGCAGGCCACGGGCTTAACTTGCAAAGCGGTGGGAACACCCTGGTATGGTTCGGCCTTACCTGGTCTTTGGAGCTATATCAACAGACGGTAGCACGTCTTTGGAGACAGGGGCAGACGTCAGGGACTGTCATCGTACAACATATCATAACGAAAGGGACAGTCGATGAGCGGGTGATGAGGGCACTCGAAAAGAAAGACAACACACAGACGGCACTCATTGATGCCGTGAAGGCAGAGGTTCGGATATGTCCGAGCATGAGTAGACATGCGGAGGATAAAAATGACGGCAAAGGAATACTTATCGCAGGCATACCGGATCGACCAGCGGATACGCATCAAGGTTGAACAGATCGATTCCTTACGGGATCTTGTCACAAGGATGAATCCCCAGATGAGCGATATGCCAAAGAACCCTAACAAGGGTGCATCGAGGACAGAGGACATACTTGTAAAGATCGTGGACATGGAGAATGAGTTAAACCGCGACATCGAAAAGCTCGTGACGCTTAAGGAGGATATCCTTCACAGCGTAAATAAGGTCGAGGACATCGAATGCCAGATGCTTTTGGAGAAGCGATACCTCTTATTTCAGACATGGGAGGACATAGCTGCGGATATGGGATACACCGTCCGCAACATCCACTTCATCCACGGCAAGGCTCTGAAGATGATAAAGTTTTAAATCTTTTCACATCTTTTCATTGTTTTTCACTATGGCGGTCATGTTATAGTATAATCAGCAAAATCAAGATCGAAGCCTCGAGGTGATCCCTCGGGGCTTTTTTCGTGGGAGGGACCATGCCGAGAAGACCAAAGCGTCCGTGTTCCTATCCGGGATGTCCGAACCTTTCTGACGGACCGTACTGTGAGGAGCATAGGAAGATAGTAAGAAGGAACTACGAACGATACGAGCGTGATCCTGCCACAAGGAAGAGATACGGTCGCACCTGGGAGAAGATACGCAAGCTTTATGCGGATACGCATCCGTTCTGTGAAGAGTGCTTTAAAAGAGGCATCATCACTCCCGTGGAACACGTGCATCACAAACTTCCTCTTAAGGAAGGCGGCACGAACGACTTTGAGAACCTCGAGTCCTTATGCAAGTCATGCCACAGAGCTATCCATAACTTACGGCATGATGGGTGATGGTCGGTGACGGTCATATACATAAGGGACCCGTAGGGGGCTTTGCATCTCTACGCAAGGGACCCCGTGGGAACGGGCCGGGGGCACGTGCGCAAAAATCGCAATTCAAACAGGGTATTAACCCCAGGAGGATATTCAAGTGGCAAAAGACGGTACTTTGCGAGGCGGCAGACGAGTCCGTGCCGGCTCCAAGCCGGACGCTCTTGCCGACAAGATCATAGAGGGAAAAGCCGAAGGTGCAAAGGTGATGGACTTACCCATCGCCGACCTTGACGGAGAAGAGATAAACGGGGCTGCGGACATGATCGGGAATGATTGTCCAAAGCCCCATGATTATCTGTCGGCGCTCCAAAGGGACGGCAAGCCCCTGGGCGCTGATGAGATATACAAGGAAATGTGGCTGTGGCTAAAAGACAGAGGATGCGAGAAGCTCGTTAACCCGATGCTGATCGAATCCTTTGCTTTATCTTACGCAAGATATGTGCAGTGCGAAAATGCCGTCAGCAGTTTCGGACTTTTGGGTAAGCACCCGACCACAGGTGCCGCGATAGCGAATCCGTTCGTGACGATGGCACAGTCCTACCACAAACAGGCAAACCTGGTCTATTACGAGATCTTCGATGTCGTTAAGGCAAACTGCACGACCGCTTATAACGGCCTTTCGGAAGATCCGATGGAGAAACTACTACAGAGAAAGGGAAACTGATATGGATCATAAGACTATCACGGAATTTCAGCTTATCGACATAAACAAGCTGGTCCCCTACCAAAATAACTCAAGGACGCATACCCCGGAGCAGATAGCAAAGATACGCTCTTCCCTCCGAGAGTTCGGATTTGTAAATCCCGTCATCGTGGACAGGGACCTTGGTGTCATCGCAGGGCATGGCAGGATCGCAGCTGCCCGCGAGGAAGGCTATAAGGAAGTACCATGTGTGTTCGCTGATGAGATGACCGAGGCACAGAAGAAGGCATATATCATCGCCGATAACCGCCTCGCCCTGGATGCAGGATGGGATGATGAGATGTTGAAGGTCGAGATGGAGGCTCTGCAGGGCATGGACTTTGACCTTGCACTTACGGGCTTTGATGAGAAGGAACTCTTATCGCTCTTTGGACCCGATGATACCGAGACCGAGGACGATGACTTCGATGTGGATGCAGCTTTAGAGGCTGACCCTTTTGTCGAACCTTCTGATATATGGATTCTTGGAAAGCACAGGTTACGTTGTGGGGACTCTACCAAGGAAGAGGATATCACTCTCCTCATGGACGGAGCCAAGGCGAATGCCTGCGTGACAGATCCTCCGTATAACTGTGCTTACGAAGGTGGCACGGGCATGAAGATTATGAACGACAAATGGGACGATGCGAAGAAGTTCTATCAGTTCCTTTTCGATGCATTCAAAAATGTATATGACACTTTGGCAGACGGCGGGGCATTTTACTGTTTCCATTCCGATGCCGAGAAGTGTAACTTTTATAATGCTGCGGTCGATGCCGGATTTCATTATTCCACAACCTGTGTGTGGGTAAAGGATACCCTCGTGCTTGGCCGCATGGATTATAACATGCGTCACGAGCCCGTGCTTTATTGCTTTAAGGATACGGCATCGCACAAGTTCTATGGTGACCGCAAGCAGACTACGGTATGGGAGTTCGACAGACCGAAGAAATCAAAACTGCATCCTACCATGAAGCCACTCCCGCTCGTTGCATATCCGATCAGGATGTCTTCGCAGGAGAACGGCATCATCTTCGATCCGTTCGGCGGTAGCGGTTCTACGCTCATGGCTTGTGAGCAGTTAAACCGCATCTGCTATACCCAGGAACTCGATCCCAAGTATGCCTCTGCCATCGTAAGGCGCTACATCGCATTCAAGCAGGGCATAGATGACATCTATGTCATAAGGGGCGGTGAGAAGATCCCGTGTGCGGATATCTACACTCCCACAGCTGACGAGATGGATATCAAGGAGGGAACGGTCGATGGAAAATAACGGTCTGACGCTCGGCTCACTCTTTGACGGTTCCGGGGGCTTTCCCCTGGGCGGTGTGCTTTGTGGCATCACTCCTATCTGGAGTTCAGAGATAGAGCCTTTTGCGATAAGGGTTACAACGAAGAGATTTCCATCCGTAATACATTACGGAGATGTATCAAAATTAAACGGTGCGGAATTGCCGCCTGTCGATATCATCACATTTGGCAGCCCATGCCAGGACATGAGCATCGCAGGATCGAGGAAGGGACTTGACGGAGCAAGGTCGGTTCTCTTTTTTGATGCAGTCCGCATCATAAAAGAAATGAGGGAAAAGACAAATGGCAGATATCCAAGGTTTATCGTCTGGGAAAATGTCCCCGGCGCATTCTCCTCAAACGGCGGTGATGACTTCAAGGCAGTCCTTGAGGAGATCGCTTCCGTCAAAGGACTTGAAATTAATACGGTTAGACCTCCGAAGTGGCCAAACGCAGGAGAGATCGTGGCAGATGATTTCTCACTCGCATGGAGGCTTTTTGATGCTCAATACTGGGGAGTCCCCCAGAGAAGAAAACGCATCTACCTTGTCGCAGATTTTGCAGACGGGTGTGCCGGAAAAATACTATTTGAGTCAGAAGGCTTGTCTGGGTATACTCCGCAGGGCTTCAGATCGTGGCAAGACTCTGCCGGAGATGCTCATGAAAGCACTTCAGAGGCAGGCATCGGCATAGACGGATATAACGGCAGCGTATCAAAGATGGCATCCACTCTTGGTGTCAACTGCGGTATGTCTACGGGCAGGAACGGTGTGATGGTATTAAACGACCAGGGCGGTGAGAGGATGGATGTGTCAAAGGATAAGACCTCCACGTTAAGAGCCGAATCGCATCATCCTCCGCTCGTATTTGAGAACCACTCACAGGATACCCGCTATCGGGGACCGCTTGATGTGGCACAGACCGTACTCTCCACTTACGGCACGGGAGGCAACAACCAGCCGTTCGTATTGGAGACGCCTAAGACCTTGAAGATCCGAAGCGGATGTGAAGGCGGTGGCAAGGGCCCTCTCATTCAGGATGACAAGTCGGCTACCCTGGGCTGCAATAATGATCAGACGCTCTTTGTGCCGACTGCTTTTGGTGTATGTTCAAAGACATCGCACTCGATGCTCTCGGATAATCCAAAGAGCGGATTTTATGAGGCAGAGACTTCACGCACCCTTGATACGGGTGGCGGGAATCCGACCTGCAACCAAGGTGGCATCGCTGTGGTCGAGGGCAACGGCATCCGTCCATCCCATAAAGGTGACGGCTATAAGGAATCCGATGTGATGTACACGCTAAATGCCACAGAGCAACACGCGGTAGCATTTGCGGATAAACACGCAGCCATTTCCGCAGCTGACGGACCCAAAGGTCCCTCTTCGCAGATGCTCGGCAATCCCGAAGAGAATTTCGTGGCGGAGCCTGCATTCGGCATCGACCGCGCATCCTACAACATGGGCACTAATGCCAAGTTCGGCATGGTCATAGAATCCGAGGTCGAGCCTACTATGGTAGCCAAAGGACCGGGAGCTGTCGCGCATCCCGTTTATACAACGAGCAAGAATTCATATCACACCGAGGCCGAGGAGGATGTCGCATCCACACTCGTAGCTACGGATTACAAGGATCCTCCGACTGTGTTCGAGGATCCATATTATATAGTACGAAGGCTCACACCCGTGGAATGCGCAAGACTGCAGGGATTCCCGGATTGGTGGTGCATGGGTCTTGAGACCGAGGCTCCTACCGTTGATGACTTAAACTTCTGGCGGGAGGTCTTTGATACCTATTCCGCTGTATGCGGTACGGGGAAAAAGACGGATGCCCAAATCCTCAAGTGGCTGAAAGACCCCCACTCCGATTCTGCGGAATACAAGCTGTGGGGCAACGGAGTCGCACTTCCAAATGTACACTTCGTACTTTCGGGCATCGTGTACTATGCACAGATCCCCGACTTTCTTTTGTAGGATATTTAGTCACAGAAATGCTTGATATTACTGGTGTTCAGAGTGATTAATGTACTACCAAAAGAAAAGGAGGTGCTGATTATGACAGCAAACTACAACAGAAAAGGCGCAGAGCGCAAGGAACTTGTAAAGGCGATCGAGAGTATCGAGAACATGAAGGTGGTTTACAAAGGAGCCCCCGGCTTTGAATATGTTGTAAACAACTTTATCATCGACAAGAACGGCTCGGTAAGCTGCAAGGATGAGAAGGCTTTGGAAGACCTCATCCATAAGCTTACCCTGGAGGGCTTCGAGTGTGAACATGACGAGGCACCCTTAACCGACCATGCAGAGGAAACAGCCGATGCCCTTACGATCGAGATGCCGAGGGAGAAACTTACAGATGAAGCAATCGAAAACCTCAAGAAGATCACAGAGAGCAAGGCAGGGCTTTTCAAAAAGGCATTTGAAACAGATGAACTTCCGATCGATGTCTCGGACGAGAAGGTCTCCTTCCCTTGGTTTAGGCTTGCGGACGCAGAAGCGGTAAAGGCATACACCCACTTCATTTCAGCGATCTGCGAGATGGCAACTACACAAAAGCGTATCACGGCAACCGAAAAGGAAGTCGACAACGACAAGTACGCATTCAGATGCTTCCTGCTCCGCTTGGGATTCATTGGTGCGGAATACAAAGCGGAACGCAAGGTGCTGCTCAAGAACCTCACAGGCTCATCCGCATTCAAGAGCGGTAAGAAAGGCGGTGCCGAATGATGGGATTTCCTTCAAGAGAGATAGTCGACAGGGTGCGCAAGGAGTACCCTGTCGGGACAAGGGTCGAACTGCTTAGGATGGATGATCCGCAGGCTCCACCTATCGGGACTTTGGGCACGGTCAAGCGTGTCGATGACACGGGTTCCCTTCTTATGAGCTGGGATAACGGCTCCGGGCTTAATGTGGTCTACGGTGAGGATTCGGTAAGGAAACTCCCCATCTGCCCGAGGTGCGGTAAGGGATATGTCGGACATCCTGCGTTATCGCGCAAAGACAACAAAACGAATATCTGTCCGGACTGCGGAACCCTTGAGGCACTTGAGGATGCAGGGGCATCCGAGGTCATGAAGAAGGATGTGATGGATGCGATCCATTCCTCATAATATACACAATGCTCCCCTCTTATATTTGTCACATTTATGATGCACATGATCGTTGATAAATATGTGGTTTAGAGTGATTAATATGTACAACGAAAGGGGCAAAAAGCCCACAACCACAAGGAGAATACGAACATGGAGAAGATCGAGTTTTTGGAGCAGATGAAGGAACAGGGTACCTACTACAAGGATACCGACATCAACCAGACCTTCGGGCAGGCATACTTTGCGGCACAGAGGACGGGAAACGCCCTGATGGACTTCCACGAGGTCATTTGGGAAAATGACATCGAGCAGATCCTTGAAAACTGCAGGAAGTTTGGTATCACGGAGTTCACGATCTCAAGCACCTACTCGGGGCTGATCGAGACCCTCGCAGAGTTCGACAAGATGGACTGCAAGATGATGGGGCTTACCGAGGTCTACGCACCCTACACCGACTTCATGACGAACGAGCCGAAACGCATCCCCGCATTTCGGATGATCATCGGATAAGGAGGGCGCAGGATGAGATACATTGACAGGACTGGATGTAAAGGGATCCACGAAAAGGGTAAGGATTCGGATATCACAAAGATGGGAAAGCTTACCCGGACGTCCACAAAGATCGCCGAGGATAACGGATTAGGTCTTTTAAAGACCCATTGGGGAACATACAAGGTCATACGGGCAAGCGGTCTCGGGGCATACACCGATGAATTAAAGGATCTGTCCGAGGTCGATGCTTTTCTTAAGCACCTTGATGAGCATAAGGAAACGCGCCTGTAAAATGCACAATGCTCTCCCCGGATATCTGGTGGATATATACCTCCGATATGAGTTGCTATATATGTGCTTTAGAGCGAATATGTACACAACAAAAGGAAAGCACCACAGCAAAGGAGGATACGAAAATGTGGAAAGAAGGAACGATCGGGATACCCAAGACCTACGGCGGAGGCATCGCACACTATTGGGCAAAGGTTTATGACGAAGGCAGCGAGTACGGGATAGACGGCGGACGGATCAGCAAGCTGACGATCAAGATAGACGGACGCACAGTCGTAAACTACGACAGGGGTTGGGACATAGAGCCTGACGAAAACGATGGGGCTACCATGATAGCCTACAGCATCTGCATCAAGGAATACAACTAAAACGGAAACAAAGAGATAAGAGCCTTGGCTCTTTCTCTCGTACATAGATAAAGGAGAGTCGCTTCGGCGGCTTATTTTTATGCGAAAACTCAAGACATACAAGCCTACGAAGTTTAAGGCAAAGACATCTAAATATGATAAAGCCAAGGCTGACTATGCCGTGAATTTTATAGAGTGCCTGTGCCATACCAAAGGTACATGGGCAGGCAAGCCGTTCGAGCTTATCGACTGGCAGGAACAGATAATAAGGGATCTGTTCGGCATCATCAAGCAAAACGGCTACAGACAGTTTAATACGGCTTATATAGAGATCCCGAAGAAGAACGGGAAGTCCGAGCTTGCGGCTGCGGTCGCGCTGCTCCTCACCTGCGGTGACGGTGAGGAACGTGCCGAAGTGTACGGCTGTGCTGCAGACCGCCAGCAAGCATCCATCGTTTTCGATGTGGCGGCCGATATGGTCCGGATGTGTCCTGCCCTTGCAAAGAGGGTAAAGATACTCACATCGCAAAAAAGGATCATATACACTCCGACCAACAGCTTCTATCAGGTGCTGTCTGCGGAGGCATACAGTAAGCATGGTTTCAACATCCACGGCGTCTGCTTTGATGAGCTGCACACGCAGCCGAACCGTAACCTTTTTGATGTAATGACCAAGGGGTCGGGGGATGCCAGGATGCAGCCTCTGTATTTCCTTATAACGACTGCCGGGACGGACACCAACTCGATATGTTATGAGACGCATATGAAAGCAAAGGATATCTTGGAAGGTCGCAAGATCGATCCGACATTTTATCCTGTCATATACGGGGCAGACGAGGGCGAGGACTGGACGGACCCGAAGGTCTGGAAGAAAGCCAATCCCTCTCTCGGTGAGACGATTGGCATGGATAAGGTGGTGGCCGCCTGTGATTCGGCAAAGCAGAATCCGGCTGAAGAAAACTCCTTCAGACAGCTGCGCTTGAACCAATGGGTCAAGCAGGCGATCAGATGGATGCCCATGCACAAATGGGATGCGTGTGCTTTTCCCGTAAACGAGGAAGACTTGGAGGGTCGGATCTGCTACGGCGGACTCGACTTATCAAGCACAACGGATATCACGGCATTCGTGCTTGTGTTCCCTCCGCTTGATGAGGATGACAAGTATTCCGTTCTTCCGTATTTTTGGATACCCGAGGAATCGCTCGACCTTCGTGTAAAGCGCGACCATGTGCCATACGATGTGTGGGAAAAGCAAGGGTATCTCATGACCACAGAGGGCAATGTCGTGCATTACGGATATATAGAGAAGTTCATCGAGCGTCTCGGGGAACGCTTCAATATCCGCGAGATAGCATTCGACCGCTGGGGAGCCGTGCAGATGGTGCAGAACCTCGAGGGCATGGGCTTTACCGTAGTACCTTTCGGACAGGGATTCAAGGATATGTCCCCTCCGACAAAGGAACTCATGAAGCTCGTGCTTGAACAGAAAATAGCGCACGGAGGACACCCTGTGCTTCGATGGATGGTCGATAACATATTCATTCGTACTGATCCTGCAGGGAATATAAAAGCAGACAAAGAAAAAAGCACAGAAAAGATAGATGGAGCGATCGCTACCATTATGGGACTGGACAGAGCCATACGCTGCGGACTTGATTCCGGGGAAAGCGTTTACGATACCAGAGGGTTGCTCGTTCTATGACCGTATGTAGCTACAAGCTCTTCAAAGAATGTTCCCTTGCGGTGGAGTTTGTAATCATCGTGATTTACGATCTCTAAAACTGCGTCAAGGACTGACATGGTATCGGTCTGGAAATGGTACTTATGCGACTTTTTGTATTTGTGATAAAGCCTGACATAGTTGCCAAGTGGCATGATAGCCCAGAAGTGTCCCGTGTTCTTGGATTGTATCTCAAAGAAATCGGGCGAGTCATTTATGACATTGAAATACGGCAATGTCATGATCTCGTATTCAGTTGATGTGAACAAATACAGTACCTCCTTTACTTGCTACTAAAAAAGTAATGGGAAATCTGTGCCGGGAACCCGGCGGACGAGCATTTCGCTCGAAAAAAGTTTGTACGGAAATGATAACAGACGAAGGCATTTCTGGCAAGGGAGAATTTCATATGATCATGTTATTTCTGATAGGCTTCCTGGTCATCCGGGAGGCCTTTGATTATGCAATGGAGGCAATGGAAAATGGGAATCTTTAGCATATTTCGGTCAAGGGATAAGCCCGAAAACCGTACCGCAGGAGGATATTACAACTTCTTCATGGGCGGTTCGACCGCAGGCAAAAGGGTAAACGAGCGTACTGCCATGCAGATGACGGCGGTCTACTCATGCGTCCGCATTTTATCTGAGGCGGTGGCGGGACTTCCCCTTCACCTGTACAGATACACAGATCAGGGCGGTAAGGAAAAAGCGATAGACCATCCGCTCTATTTCCTTTTGCACGATGAGCCGAACCCCGAGATGACGAGTTTCATTTTCAGGGAAACGCTCATGACGCACCTTCTTTTATGGGGCAATGCCTACGCACAGATCATAAGGAACGGCAGGGGTGAGGTCATAGGCCTTTATCCGCTTATGCCTGACCGCATGGCAGTTGATAGGGATGAGAACGGAAAACTCTACTATGAGTACCGTGTCTCCCAGGAGGATGCCCATACGCTTAAGGAAGGGACGGTTCAGCTATCCCCTTCGGATGTTCTTCATATCCCCGGACTTGGGTTTGACGGACTTGTCGGATATTCCCCTATCGCTATGGCAAAAAATGCGATAGGCATGGCTATCGCCTGTGAGGAATACGGAGCCAAGTTCTTTGCTAACGGCGCACAGCCAAGCGGTGTGCTTGAGCATCCGGGAACGTTAAAAGACCCCGGGAAGATAAGGGAGTCATGGAATGCGACCTTCGGAGGATCACAGAACGCCAATAAGGTGGCGGTGCTTGAAGAAGGCATGAAGTACTCCCCAATCTCCATAGCACCTGAGCAGGCACAGTTTTTGGAAACAAGGAAATTTCAGATAGACGAGATAGCGCGTATCTTCAGGATCCCTCCGCACATGGTGGGTGACCTTGATAAATCGAGCTTCTCCAATATCGAACAGCAGTCACTCGAGTTTGTGACCTACACGCTCGATCCCTGGATATGCAGATGGGAACAGTCCATCGTGCGAAGTCTCCTGTCACAGGAGGAAAAAGGGAAACTGTTCGTCAAGTTCAATGTGGATGGTCTCCTTCGCGGGGATTACCAGAGCCGTATGCAGGGCTATGCCGTTGCCCGTCAGAACGGTTGGATGAGTGCAAATGACATAAGGGAGCTTGAGAACCTTGACCGCATCCCCGAATCCGAGGGCGGTGACCTGTATCTCATAAACGGCAACATGACAAAACTAAAGGACGCAGGCATATTTGCGGCCGGAAAGGAGAAAGATGAAGAAGTTCTGGAACTGGATGAGTCGAAAGACTCTCAATCAGGAAACAGGCGAAGAAAGCACTGAAAGGGTCCTATCCCTTAACGGAACGATCGCTGAAGAGTCGTGGTTCGATGATGACGTAACCCCGGCTCTTTTTCGTGATGAGCTTAATTCCGGGGAAGGTGATGTGACCGTTTGGATAAATTCTCCCGGCGGAGACTGCATCGCGGCGGCACAGATCTACAACATGCTTTCTGCCTACAACGGAAAGGTAACGGTAAAGATCGATGGTATAGCAGCTTCGGCCGCATCTGTCATCGCTATGGCAGGCGATACCGTCTATATGTCTCCCGTTTCCATGATGATGATCCATAACCCTGCGACCATAGCATTCGGTGACCATGCAGAGATGCAGAAAGCCATCGATATGCTTGCAGAAGTCAAGGAATCCATCATCAATGCCTATGTCATAAAGACAGGGCAGTCGAGGGCAAAGCTATCGCACCTTATGGATGCGGAAACATGGATGGATGCAAACAAAGCCGTAGAGCTTGGTTTTGCGGATGACATCCTTACCCGCTCCCATACGGACGATGACGAGCATCCGACAGATCCGGTGATGTTCTCTCGCAAGGCAGTCGACAATGCGTTGTTCAACAAGGTATCTGCCAAGTATGAGAAACCGAAAGAAACACCTGCGGAGGAACAGGCAAAGATCCTCAATACGGAACCTGAAGGCGGGCGCAACGTGAGTGACATCATGGAGCGCCTTAATGTTATCAAAAAATTCATTTAACGGAGGTAGAAACAATGAAGTTACAGCAGCTTATCGAGCAGAGAGCCAAGGCATGGGAACAGGCTAAGGCTTTCGTGGATACCCATCAGAAGGAGAACGGTACCCTCTCCGCAGAAGATACCGCGACCTATGAAAAGATGGAGGCAGAGATCACAGACCTTACGGCCGCTATCGACCGTGAGAGACGTGCAGAGGAGCGTGAGGCAGAGCTTTCAAAGCCTGTCAATTCTCCCCTTACCGTAAAACCCGGAAAGGCATCCGATGAGGATGTCAAGACAGGAAGGGCATCGGATGAGTACCGTAAGGCAATGCTCACGGCACTTAGGTCCAATTTCCGTCAGATCTCCAACGTCTTACAGGAAGGCGTGGATGCTGACGGCGGATACCTTGTTCCCGAGGAATATGACAAGAGGCTCATCGATGTCCTTGATGAAGAGAACATCATGAGAGGTCTTGCTACCAAAATCACCACTTCCGGGGAACATAAGATCAATATCGCAGCCACCAAGCCTGCGGCATCATGGATCGAGGAAGGCGGAGCATTATCTTTCGGCGATGCTACATTCGACCAGATCATCATGGATGCCTACAAGCTCCATGTGGCTATCAAGGTTACCGAGGAGCTTCTCTACGACAATGCTTTCGGTCTTGAGAACTATATCATCAACCAGTTCGGCAAGGCCATCGGTAATGCCGAGGAGGATGCATTCCTTAATGGTGACGGCAACGGCAAGCCTACAGGCCTTTTCCATGCCACCAAGGGCGGACAGATCGCTGCTACGACAGCTACACAGGAGAAGATCGCGGCCGATGAGCTTATCGATCTTGTATACGCTTTAAAACGTCCTTACAGGAAGAACGCATCGTTCATCCTTAACGATAAGACCCTGTCTCAGATCCGTACCCTTAAGGACAACAACGGTGCCTATATCTGGCAGCCTTCCTACCAGGCGGGCGAACCCGACAGGCTCCTTGGCTATGCTATGCATACCTCTGCATACGCACCTACCGATGCGGTCGCTTTCGGTGACTACAAGTACTACAACATCGGTGATCGCGGGACGAGGTCATTTGCTGAACTTAAGGAACTCTTCGCAGGAAACGGCATGATCGGCTATGTCGCAAAGGAGCGCGTAGACGGCAAGCTCATCCTTCCCGAGGCTGTCCAGATCCTTAAGGTGAAGAAAAAGACAGGAACTTCTAACGGCTAACACTTATGCCACCCTGGGTGACCGGGGTGGCAGTTTTATGAGGTACGGTGATGGTAACACTTGAAGAAATGAAGAAATATCTGCGGATAGACTTCCCGGATGATGACGAGGTCTTACAGAGCATCATCGATGCATCCGTAAGGCTGTGCAAGGCGGTCGCGCGAAATGAGGATATCGATGATGATCCGAACGGCAAGATCGCTGTCATGTACGCTGTGGCATATCTTTATGAACACAGAGAGGAGGCTGACCATAATGCCCTTAACCTCTCACTCCGTGCATTGCTCACGGATGTCCGCAAGGAGGGATTTTAGATGAACATAGCACTTTTGAACGAACGCATCGAGATCCAAAGGGCAACGGTAGTATCCGATGCTATCGGGAACCGTAAGAACACATGGGCTCCGTATTTTGAATGTGCCTGCACGATAGGCGGTGAGTCAGGCAAAGAGACTGCCATCGCAGCCCAGACCGTGGAGCAGGTGGATATCACTTTCACGGTACGCTCCTGCACACTTACGGATGCTGTATCAAGCGGTATGTTCCGCATCATTTTTAACGGTGATGCCTATAACATCGTAGCCGTTGACCACATGAACTATAAGCACAAGTGTCTGAAATACAGATGCAGGAAGGAAAAGACATGAAGACCGTGACGGTAGACGAGATGGGGAATGCCATCCAGAAGGAGTTCGAGGAATATGTCGAGCATACGGCGGATGAAGTAAAAAAGATTGTCAAGGAAGTCGCTGATGAAGTGACCGAGGAGATCAAGCACAGGGCTCCCGTTGATACTGGTGCCTATCAGAAATCCTGGACGGCAACACAGACAAAGGATACTGCCCTCGCTGCAGAATACACGGTGCATTCCGAGAAACACTACCGCCTTACGCATCTGCTCGAATTCGGACACGCAAAAAGAGGCGGTGGCCGTACCAAGGCTCAGCCTCATATCGCAAACGGCGAGGCACTCGCCATAAGGGAACTTAAGAAGATGGGAGGCTGACATGACAAAAGAACAGGTAGTATCCATGATACGGTCGATGAACATCCCGTTTGCTTATGACCATTTTGCGGAGGGCGAGTCTGTGAACCCGCCGTTTTTGGTTTATCTGTATCCGGGGAGTGATAACTTCGCAGCGGACGGAACGGTCTATTACAAACGGGACAAGCTGCATATCGAACTGTATACGGATAAAAAGGATGACGATCTCGAGGATCGCATCGAGTCCATCATCAATAGATGTGGGCTTTATTACAACAAATCAGAAACTTGGATTCCGTCAGAGAAACTCTACGAAGTCCTATATCAAACGGAGGTATGAATATGGCTACACAAAAGAACAAGGTCAAGTTCAACATCAGCAATGCTCACTACGCTTTGCTGACGCAGAACGACAACGGCGAGGTATCTTTCGGTACACCCGTTGCTATCCCCGGTGCCGTAAGCCTGTCACTCGATCCTACGGGTGAGCCGGAGAGTTTCTATGCAGACGGCATCGAGTTTTATGTCATCAACAACAACCAGGGCTATGACGGCGATCTGGAGCTGGCACTCATCCCCGAGTCGTTCAGGACGGATGTCCTCATGGAGACGACCGATTCCAATAATGTACTCGTGGAGAATTCCAACAGCCAGACAGGGCATTTCGCATTACTGTTTGAGTTTGACGGCGATATCAAGAAGATCCGCCATGTCATGTATAACTGCTCTGCATCCCGTCCGGGCATTTCGTCTTCCACGAATACCGAGAGCAAGGAAGTCAAGACCGAGACCCTTAAGATCAAGGCTCGTCCTCTTGCATCCGGGCTTGTCAAGGCAAAGACAGGTGATTCCACTAAGGCCGCTGCCTACAACAATTGGTACAGGCACGTTTACGAGCCTGATTCGGTCGGCGGATATGAGGAACCCGAAGACGAGACCACAGGGGAGGGTTAAGCTATGGGGATCATAAGAAAGATCGATATTGACGGGCAGGAGGTGGCATTCAAGGCGAGTGCCGCCATCCCCCGCATTTACAGGCTGAAGTTTTCAAGGGATATCTATAAGGACATCGCTCTGCTTGAAAAGAGCATCGATGACTCCGATCCCGAAAACTCGAACCTCGATACATTCTCTTTGGAGATGTTCGAGAATATCGCATTCATCATGGCAAAACACGCTGATGCGAATATCCCTGACACGGTTGAGGACTGGCTCGATCAGTTTAACACTTTCTCCATCTATCAGGTGTTGCCACAGCTCATCGAACTGTGGGGGCTTAACATCAAGACGGATGCCGAGGCTAAAAAAAACTTCGCAAAAGTGAAAGGGAAATGACAACTCCGCTGTTCCTCCTACGCTGTCTGCAGATCGGGCTATCCCTTCGGGACCTCGATCTGCTGACGGTAGGGATGGTCAACGACATCTTCGTAGAAAACATGAACGATGATTGCGAATATGCATCCGTGGCTACGCAGGAAGATTATGATGCTTTCTGACACGGATTCCTTTATCGGTAACGCTCGCTATGGTATAATGAATTGCTGTCTTAGGATGGCAGAGGGAGATAATAAGGATGGTCGAATTCTTAAGCGTTATCATGGTCCTGTCGATACCTGTTTTTGTAGGTATCCTAATTGCATTACTTATAAAGTTGTCAAGAAAAAAGCCTGTCAAGAAGACGGCTATTGCACTTGGAGTGACATTCGTTGTTGGCTTTTTCAGTATGGTCCTTGCTATGATCCTTGTGTTTACAGGACATGGTGGGGAACTCTCCGATGCGGTGGATTCTTATAATGCCGGAGAGGGAAATCATGGCAGTAATGAAGAAAAAACCATCGAGGAGGTAAATGCGCCAGAGGTTCAGACCGTTACCGAGAAACCTGCCGAAGAATCAGCGCAGACTGCAAGTGAAACCCCGAAACCAGAGACACAGACGTCCGATGAGAGTAACGATGCATATTTTACAGCAAATACAGATGCATCCGCTCCTGCTGATATCGACACGAGGATCGCGGACTTAATGGTCGAAAAAGGATACTCGATAGAACACGCTACGGCGATCCAACAAATCCTTAACACGATAGGCATTGAGTCTCTTGAAATAGAGAATATGACTGGGGAAGCCGAAAAGGGGCTAAACTCTGTTGTATCATTCCCTAATGGTTATACAGACCGTGACCGCAGATTCTATTTCACAACAGAGGACGGCGTTTTGTTCTATGCCGGATTTCTTGATGAAGATCTATACGACAGTGAAAACGGCGGATACTTAAAGAATTACAACGATGTCCATGTTCCGGAGAAGGAAGTGACGTGGGATGATCTATATGCTTTGGAGGCACTTGCTGAACCTGCCGTAAAGGAATGTTTGAACTATCCGAATACAGCAAACTTTGATGGATTCGCATACCGTATAGGCCGTAGCGATGACAATTATCAGCTACTTGGAGATGTTACGGCAAAGAATGGATTTGGTGTAAAAGATACCATCCATTTTTCTGTATGGTTTGTAAAAGACGGCGGTTCTTTCCGCATCGAGGCAATCGCCTTTAACGGTATCAGAGTCAAATAGGGAGTCACTGCATGGAAGTCGTGAAAAAAGAAGTGGATGTAATCGCACAGTTTAACACGGACGGTACTATCCGACCGATAAGGGTACGATTTGAAGATGAAGACGGAGAAATGCAGGAATACACGATAAAAGGCTATAAGGATCTATCTCATCAAGGGTCGAGAACAATGCCCGATGGTATGAGCATAGCCAATCCCGATCATGTGTATGAATGTTATATCGAGGTATTTGGACAACGAAAACTGATACGGCTGTATTTTAAATCATCAAGTGATGATTTCAAGTGGATAATGACAGCAATGTAATACAGATATTATAGATTGCAACAAAGCATCGCTACGGCGGTGCTTTTTTCATGCCTTTAAGGAGGTGGAGAACACATGGCAAACAGAATAGCGGGTATCACAGTCGAGATCGGTGGTGATACCACTAAGCTCTCTACCGCCTTAAAGAGCGTGAATTCGGAGATACGCTCGACACAGCAGCAGCTTAAGGATGTAAACCATCTTCTTAAACTCGATCCCGGCAATACGGATCTGCTTGCACAAAAGCAGAGGCTCCTCCGTGATGCCATCGCAGAGACGAAGGAAAAGCTCGAAGCATTAAAGACCGCTGCGGAGCAGGCTAATGAGAAACTCGCAAACGGCGAGATATCACAACAGCAGTATGATGCTCTTCAGCGAGAGATAGTCGAGACCGAACAGAAATTAAAAGACCTTGAAACCCAGGCAAGTAAGTCCGAGGTAGCTCTACAGAAGATAGCTGCCACGGGCGAGAAAATGAAAGTCCTGGGCGATAAGATATCCGGGGTTGGCACTACCCTTACGAAAACGGTCACGGCACCTATAGTGGGACTCGGAACGGCTGCGGTAAAGACTGCAGCCGATTTTGATACTGCCATGAGCCAGGTGGCTGCGGTATCCGGGGCAACAGGCTCCGATTTTGATGCCCTTCGTGACAAAGCCCGTGAAATGGGTTCAAAGACAAAGTTCTCCGCATCGGAGGCTGCCGAGGCTATGAACTACATGGCTATGGCAGGCTGGAAGACCGGGGATATGCTTGACGGTATCGAGGGCATCATGAACCTTGCCGCGGCATCCGGGGAGGATCTTGCGACCACATCGGATATCGTTACCGATGCACTTACCGCATTCGGATTACAGGCAGGCGATTCGGGACACTTTGCCGATATCCTCGCTGCCGCTTCATCCAATGCGAACACCAATGTCTCCATGATGGGTGAGACATTCAAGTATGTTGCCCCCATAGCGGGGGCAATGGGATACTCCGCTGAGGATACCGCAGAGGCTATCGGTCTGATGGCAAACGCAGGTATCAAGTCCTCACAGGCAGGTACTACCCTCCGTAAGATAATGACCGAGCTTAACGGCGAGGTAAAGATAAGCGGTGCGGCTCTCGGTGAGGTCACTATACAGACTTCCAATGCTGACGGTTCCATGAGGAGCCTTAATGACATACTCGCAGACTGCCGTTCTGCATTCGGCAAGCTGTCGGAATCGGAGAAAGCATCTGCGGCAGAGACGCTTGTCGGCAAGACCGCCATGAGCGGTTTCCTTGCCCTCATGAATGCGGCCCCCGCGGATATACAGAAACTTGAAAATGCCATAAACACCTGCTCCGACTCCATTGACGGATATAACGGCACGGCTGAAAAGATGGCTGCGGTCATGCAGGATAACTTGTCCGGACAGTTGACCATCCTTAAGTCACAGCTACAGGAATTGGCCATATCAATAGGCGATGCCCTCATGCCCGCCATAAGGGAGGTCGTTTCCCATATACAGAAATGGGTCGATAAGTTCAACAGCCTTGATGACGGCACGAAAGAGATGATCGTCAAGATCGCCCTCTTTGCTGCTGCCGTAGGTCCCGTGCTTATCGTGGTCGGTAAGGTCATATCTGCCGTAGGTACGATCATGACGATAATCCCTGCGCTTGCAAGCGGTATCTCAACGGTCACGGCGGCATTCGGAGCATTGAACCTTACCATGCTTGCAAACCCTATCACTCTCATCATCGCGGCGATTGTGGCACTCGTGGCCGCCTTCGTCATCCTTTGGAACAAGTGCGATGCATTTCGTGAATTTTGGGTAAATCTGTGGCAGGGCATCAAAGAATTCTTCTGCAAGATATGGGACGGTATAAAATCCGTTTTCTCGGGGGTAGTCGACTTCATCAAAAATAACTGGCAGGGGCTGGCACTTTTCCTTGTCAATCCGATAGCCGGAGCCTTCAAGCTGATCTACGATAATTGCGAGGGATTTAGGAATTTCTGGAACAATCTGTGGACCGGCATAAAAGACGCCTTCTCCAAAATATGGGACGGCATCAAAAATGTCTGCTCGTCTGCCTGGGACGCGATCAAAAGCGGTGCATCGTCTTGTTGGGAGGGCATCAAGGGTGCCGTTTCGAGTGCCGGTTCAGCTATCAAGGATCACGTTTCGAGTGCCTGGAACTGGATCAAGGACCACTCCTCTTCAACCTGGGGGAGTATCAAAGATACTGTAGGAAATGCATTCGAGAACATCCGCTCCGCAGGACAGTCTGCGACAAGCGCGATAAAGAGCAATGTCTCGGAGGCTTGGAACCATATCAGATCCTCGACTTCCGAGACCTTTAACAGCATAAAGTCGAGCGTTTCGGATGCCTGGAGCAATATCAGATCCAATGTATCCGATGCGATGTCCGATATGAGATCCCGCGTATCCGAAGGTTGGGAAAACATCAGATCTACCACGGAGCATCTGTGGGGCAACATCAAAGACAAGGTGGTGTCTATCGCGGGGGAAATGAAGGAGAAATTCGCTACCACGATAAGCAACGTGGCATCGTCATTCTCCGAGAAACTCTCCCAGATGAAGGAGACCACGACAAACGGGCTCCACACTATCGGCGAGTCGGTATCGGGTGCGCTTTCGAGCATAAAGGACAAGGTGACGAGCGGATTTAGCACTATCGCTTCAAACCTCGGCTCGGCATTTACGAATCTGATATCGGGCATAAAGGAGAAACTCTCCCATATAGGTCAGGTTTTTACCGATCTTGCGAAGAATGCCTTTAATTGGGGCAAAGACATCATCTCGAATGTCATAAGCGGCATCGGCTCTATGATCGGAAGCCTTGTGGACAAGGTAAAAAATGTGGCATCGACCATCAAGGACTACCTCGGATTCTCGGAACCCGAAAAGGGACCGCTTTCCGATTTCCACACATATATGCCTGACATGATAGACCTGATGAAGCAGGGCATCGAGGGGAACCTCGGCAAACTTAAAGGTCCCATGTCAGATCTTGCATCTGCGATCATACCCGGAAAGGCAGAGTACATCACTGATGCTCCCGCTGGAACGCACGGGTCATCACAGAGCACGGCGGACATAGGCACACTTACCGAGGCTGTACTCAAATACTTACCGCAGATGGCAAACAGCAAAGTCGTACTTGATTCGGGTACTCTGGTCGGGGAGCTTACGGGAGGCATCAACAGAACGCTCGGAAAGGCATACCTATGATAAGAAAATTCAGGATAATAAACGCTGAAGGGGCTGCTTACGATCTTAACAGTAAGCAGTCCCTTTTCCATAGTGTCGGAGGCTTAGGCTTTAAGGATGAGACGCAGTTTCAGAGGATAGGCGCGGACTTCTTTCCGCTTGAGGAGATATTCTCCCAGGGAGAGGTCACAGGAAAGATATTCTTTTACGGCAGGGAGAAAGCCTACGAGAGATACCATGCATTCACGCGGTTTATAAGGATGACGCCTCTCACGCTTGAATATGTGACAAATGACACATATAAGATCCCCGTGCGCGTGGTTGAGATGACAAAGTCCGAACTCATGGACGGCGGCCTCGGACTTAACTGTGAGATTACATTCAAGGCAACGGGGCTTTACTACCGCTCTGTCACGAAGTATTCGGAGACCGTGTATGTCGGGGGCAAGATATACCCCTACACCTATCCGTACACCTATGCGGATGTCAGTGCGAACACCCTGATGATCGAGTCTGACACTATGGAGGATTCCCCTTGCCGTATCACGATATACGGTCCCTGCGAGAATCCCATATGGAAGCACTATGTAAATAACGAGCTATATGCTACGGGAGCCTATAACGGGATACTCCGTGCAGACCACAGGCTCGTGATCGATACTACCACGGTGCCGTACTCCATAACGGAACGAGGTGTGTCCGGGGAGGTGATCGCAGACAGATATCAGTCCTGCGATTTCACGACCGAGAGGTTCATAACATTAAAACACGGCACGAACCGCATCTCGCTCTCCCATGACGGGCTTAACTCCGTGGATATGATGGTGGAGGCAAAGATAAGCTATGAGACCGTATAACGTGGAGGTTTTCACACAGAAACTGGAGATGGTGGCCAACACGAACATCAACGAGGTCACTCATAAGGAAGACTATCTATCGTCTGACGAGAACACTATAACCGTGTTCCCGATGCCGGGGATCGCCAAAGAGGACTATATCCGCATAAGCCGTGACGATGAGGAGTATGTCGGTGTAATCACACAGATAACATACGGGACGGATAAGTCGAAGGAACTGCAGGTCATATCCTACAAACCGCTCATGGAGCTTTTAAATACGGATATCCTCTTTGATGTCGACCTGCAGCAGACGGGGACGCTCGAGGGCTTCATCGCAGACCGCATCACGGAGATGTTCATAGAAAACGAAGATGAGGCACAGAACATACGGGGACTTTCTGTAAATGTAAAGACACAGACTCCCGACTGGTATTTCCATATCACGCCAAGGGACTCGGGGGGACATTATAACATCGTAAACCTCATCGACTCGGTGATAATACCCGCGATGGAGAAATACGGTGTGCTTGTAAAGCCTGTCCTTGATATCCAGTCCCGGTCGATCCGCATCGATATCGGGAAAGCATCCGTCGGGACGTTCATCATCGAGGCTGACCTTCCGAACGTGATAAAAAAGCAGATCACGATCAAGTCGGTATCCTCCGATGTGAACAAGCTCGTGATCTACGATGCTGCCGACTATGAGACAAAAAGAGTGTATTACCTACACTCCGATCTCTCATACGATACCCGCGACACCGACAGGATAACTCCCGTGAACTGTGAGATCACCTCCGTCCAGGTCGAGGAAGGACATTCCTTTGAGTCGGCTACGATATCGGAGGCTTATAACAAGTTTGCCAATCTGTCATATTCAAACCTCATAGAATTGACGGTCATGAAGAAAGATGCGCTCATCCATCCCGAGGATATGGAGTTCGGGCAGGTGGTGTCGATCGTTTCAGAGGGAGTCGCATATACGAGCATACTTACAGGCCGTGAAGTGTCCGATACGATAAAGCTCATCTTCGGCACGATAAGGCTTGATTTAACTAAGATCTTAAGGAGGAACTGACATGGCGAGTGTTGTATTAAAGACATTCAAAGGCGGTAATGTATCGCCACTTAACGATGCAATCATGTGGCAGACAGCCATTCCCGGTGCCGGGGTTTTCAAGGGCTGCGAGGTCACGGCTGCAAGGGGCAATGTCCTGCATATCTCCCAAGGATACGGCATCATAAAGGGGCGTTTCTTTGAACTTTATGAGAACGAACAGACCGTACAGCTTGCGGAGACCGGGCAGACGCTTAACGGACGCATATATCTCCACATGGATCTTTCCAATGCGGATGAGCCTATAAAGATCATCGCCGAAACTGCGGAATCATTCCCATCGCTGTTGATGGATACGAATGTGAATTACAACAATTCCGCTTACGATCTTGAGCTTGCCGTGTTCAAGGTAAATGCAGCCGGCATCATCGACCTTACCCAGACATTCCCGTCTGTCCAGAGCGGTTCCGGCGGAGGTGGCGGTGGCGGCTCTGCAACGATCATGCGTGATACCGCTTACGAGGAAGGCGATATCGTGACCTGCGCCAATGCTCCCGGATGGAGCATCCTTGTCTGCACACAGAGAGGCGCAACAGCGGTTGCCGAGCCTATCGGATACACGCAGATACGAAAAGGCGGGGACATGGTCCTTGACGGGACCTGCGTTTTTACAGCCCGTGATCTTATCGCAGAACTTGATAATATAACTCTGCTCCAGGACGATATCTCGGAGATGGCTGATGAGATCGAAGCCATGAAGTCGGACACGGGAGCTGTGGTAATTAAGTTGATGAGCGTGGCGGAGTATCAGGCTCTTTCGGCCTATGATCCCAACACTATCTATTACTGTTATAACAACACTACATCCAGACAGATTACTGCCATCTACCTCGGGGAGCATACTGTCTATGCGACGGGCATTACTGTCAATTATCACGTAGATAGTGGCACGGTCATCACTAAGACATCCTCATTATCAAACGATGCAATCGCGGAGGCTCCGACCGCTGCACTTGAGGGCTATACCTTTGTGGGGTGGAGAAATGATACCAGCCCGGACAAGAATGTGCTGGCATCTAAGATCATCGACTCCGAGGCTGCCGTCAATCTGTATGCGGTGTTCAAGCGTCCTATCGAGATCGGGATGCTCGATAACGGTGCTACGCTCAAAGAGGGCGAGGAGGAAGAGACCCTTGACGATATGCTCTACTACAATAACGGCCACGCATTATCTGAGGGTATTACTATCCCTGAGTGTCCTTATGAGTGGGAGGGTAAGTCATTCATCGGATGGAACACAGACTCCGTATCTGATCCGACTCTTGAACCGGGGGCAAAGGGTCAGTTTACCGATGATAGTTTCCTGTTCCCCATGTTCATTGATACCGTGTATGACTTCCCATATACAGGCGGCTTTACTCCTTTCAGAATTCCGGCAACGGGCATATATGAGTTCGAGTGCTACGGTGCTGCCGGATCTGATGCCACGGGCACTTTTGGCTCTGTGGCTTATACGGCAAAGGGTGGTAAGGGCGGTCATGTAAAAGCCTATAAGAAGATGAATAAGAATGACCTTATATACATCTTCAATGGTGGTAAGCCTACTAATTATTCATATCAAGGAGTAAATGGCGGTGCGGCGGGAAAAACATATAATAATGCCGCAGGTGCAGGCGGAGGCGGTGCAACACATATCGCAACACAATCGGGCACCTTAGGGAGCAGCAGCTTGAGCTATTCTTCCCGTCAAAACATTCTGCTTGTTGCAGGCGGTGGAGGCGGTGCTGGAATCGGTGGACAGAACCAGACCAATGCGAACTACCCATATCAGTCATTTATATTGGGCGCTCATGATGGCGGTCATGGTGGCGGTGATCGTGGCGGAGATGGCTCGAACGGTGCGCTCGGAGGAAGACAGACTTCAACAGGGTCATCTGAAAGCACGAACTTCGGAATGGCACCAAGTATTCCGAGTAGCAGCGCCACCTACTCCGGAGGAGGCGGTGGCTGGTTCGGTGGCAACTATGGCTACAACGGAAACTCCGGAGCAGGCGGTTCTGGGTATGTCGGAGGAATGCCGTCATTCACTTTCAGGAAGAAGTACTTCCGTGCAATTAATGAAGCCGGGAAGAATGAAGGCAACGGCTATACCATCATAAGTTTTGCCGAGTGTGCGTTATAAGGAGGGGCATGATGAAGATAATTGAAATGGTCGATTTACAGACGGGGGTCTCTGTGGGAGCGGGGATCCTTTTTATATTGATGACGATAGTACAGATAGCTCCCATAAAGCTGAATCCGTGGGATAAGATACTGACCTGGCTCGGCAACCACATGAATGCGGATATCGTAAAACGGGTGGATGTCATCGAGGCAAAGCTTGATGAGCATATCAAGGAATCCTCTGATGAACGGATCAGGAAGGTCAGGGCAGACATCCTGTCTTTTGGAAATTCCTGCATGAATGGGAGGTTACACACCAAGGAAGAGTTCGAATTTGTCATATCCGAATGCGATCAGTATGAGAGATATATCGAAAGCACACAGTCAAAGAACGGGGTGGCAACGGTCACCATTTCAGAGATACGAAGGCTCTATAAAAAGAGGCTTCACGATAATTCTTTCTTGAAGGAGGGAGATTCCGATGAGGAGAAGAAAGCGTAGGCGCGGTTTTACCGACAGGATGTATCTGTATAACGTGATATTCGTGACAGCGGTGGTGATAGTTTCATTCATCGCTATTTTTCTGTCCGGGAAGATGATGATAGACACCTCTGCCATCTCCGTCATCATCCCGAGCGCATATGCGGAACTTGGAGTCCACACGGGTTTCGTTATCTGGAAGGCAAAGGCAGAGAATGCCCGGAAGTACCGGGATGTTAACACAGAGTATTTTGATGAAGACCAAGGAGGTATGGGATGAACGAGATCATTTATGAAGTAATCAGGGCGGTGCTTGTAATCAGCATCATGGTAGTCGTGCGGTATGCGGTGCCCTACTTAAAGAGCCGGATAAACGGTACTGAACTGGAGTGGATTTATGCCTGGGCGGTCAAGGCTGTAAAGGCTGCCGAGCAGACTAACTCCGGGGAGCATATCGGGAGTTATAAGAAAGCCATCGTCAAGGAGTTCTTACAGAACGTGGCAAAGGAGAAGAACCTCGCCATCACGGATGAGCAGATTGAGAACCTTATCGAGTCTGCCGTTTATGCAATGAAACAGGAGGAGAAATGATGGAGGCTTTCCTTACGAACAATCCCTGTTATAAAAAGGGACAGAAAATAAATGTCAAAGGACTTATGCTCCACTCAGTCGGCTGCGCTCAACCAAGCGCAGCTGTTTTTGTAAAGAACTGGAATAAGGCTGATTTTGACAGAGCCTGCGTCCATGCCTTTATCGATGGCAATACGGGCGTGGTCTATCAGACGCTCCCCTGGAACTATCGCGGATGGCATTGCGGAGGATCGGCCAACAACACCCATATCGGTGTGGAGATGTGCGAACCTGCGTGTATCAAGTACACTGGCGGAGCCACCTTTACCTGTTCCGATATCGCATCGGCACAGGCTGTCGCAAAGAGGACATACGATTCCGCTGTCAGCTTGTTTGCAGAACTTTGCTCCCGTTACTCGCTTGATCCCATGTCGGACATCATAAGCCACAGCGAGGGGCACAAGCGCGGAGTGGCATCCGGTCATGCTGATCCGGAACATTTATGGAGACAGCTGAATCTCCCCTATACGATGGATACTTTCAGACAGGCGGTAAAGTCAGCCATGACAGGAACATCGTCCAAGTCGGACTATTCATTGTCCGAGGCGGACATTTACGCATTCTTCAAGGCACAGGGAATGACCGATGCAGGTGTCGCGGGACTCATGGGAAACCTTTATGCCGAGAGCGGTCTTAGATCTAATAATCTTCAGAACAGTTATGAAAAGAGCCTCGGCATGGATGATGCGACCTATACCGCTGCAGTCGACTCCTCTGCCTACGGGAACTTCATCCGGGATAAGGCAGGCTACGGTCTGGCACAGTGGACATATTGGAGCAGGAAACAGGCGCTCCTTGAATTTGCCATTAAGCAGAATGCGTCCATCGGTGATGCCCGGATGCAGTGCGAGTTCCTTATGACGGAGCTTCGCACAAAGTATCAGTCGGTGCTGAATGCCCTGACGAAAACTACGAGCGTAAAGCAGGCATCCGATACCGTCCTTTTGCAATTCGAGCGTCCGAGGGACCAGAGCGAGGCGGTAAAGAGTCGCAGGGTGGCGTTTTCGCAGGGCTTCTTCGATAAATACGCCAATGGCGCTCCTGAAAACGCGACTGTGGCCGCATCGAATTTGCCGTATCGGGTCAAGGTATCCATCCCCGACCTTAATATCCGCAAAGGTCCCGGAACGGGATATGCAAGGACGGGATACACGGGCGTGGGCGTGTTTACCATCATCGAGGAGCAGGACGGCTGGGGCAGGCTTAAGAGCGGTGCCGGGTGGATCTGCCTTAAGTACACGGAGAAGGTGATGTGATGGACAGGCTCTATATTGCAATCTGTATCATAATATTTGTCCTCGGCGCGGTGGGACCGTGGTTTGGGGAATAAGTAAAGCCTGCGGGGATAACCTCGCAGGCTTTTTTTAGTCATCAGTACGCAATCGCTAAATTGTGGAGCCGTTCATCGATATCATAGTAGTACATATATGTGTACTTTCCTTTTTTATAATCCGTATCGCCGGAACCTGTATCCATATAATTGTTAAAAATCTCTTGTACCTTGTCTGCAATGTCAAGGGCATCATCTGTACTCAAATTATTGTCGGCCGCTTTCATTGCAGCAATGGATGTGATAAGAAAACTATCCACTCCCATACCAGATGATACAAGGACAGATTTTCTTTTGCCATTCTCATATTTTATGCCTATTGTGGCATTATTCTGTCCACTGAAATAGAGATTATATATGTATGAACCTTCCGATCCCTGCTCACTTCCAGAATATAGTTTTATCTCGACCGGGATGTCGGATTGTCCACTTGCCTTCTGCATATAATCAATAAACTCATTCTGGACATCACTGATATATTTATCGGCATCGTCTTGGAATCCTCCACCAGAGTTTCCAAAGACGGCTCCAAGCAGAATGACAGCAACGACAGCAATGATGGCAATCTTCTGCCACTTCTTTTTTGCTTTCCACCAATTCATGAACTTGCCGCCAGCACCTTTGGCTTTTTCCTTGGCAACTTCAGCTTTTCCCTCTAAATCATTATCTTTAGCAAATTTCTTTGCTTTCTCTCCGGCGGCAGACATCTTTGCCGATATTTCAGCTTTTGCTTTCTGAACATCATCTTCCTGAAGACGGCTCTGTACCTTATCACTAATATCCGACACTTTTGCTTTTGCCACATCAGCAGCAACCTTAATCTGCTCCGTGGCTTTAGGTGCAGATGCGGAAGTGGGGGCAGGCGTTTCGGCTTTTGCGTCTTCTACGAACATGGCATTGAGATCCTCGAAATCGTCACTGCCGAAGAAGCTCTTTTTTCCGCGGGTGTACTTGCTCATGCAATCATCGCAAAGCACTCCATCGTATGAAGGATTCTTTTTGCAGATAAAGCAGAGTTCCTCGACTTTGCCATCCTTTATCTGATTTAGGCGTTCGAGATATTGAACCCCTATCTGTGTTTTAAATACCTTTTTTTCATTGAAGAACTTGATATATCGAGCAGTTTGTGCCTGATCCTTCATATTGTACTTGGAACTGAAAGTGGTAACTATATCAATCTCATGAAGTAATTCCTCTTTCGTAGCCATACAATCGCCTCCTAACGATACTCCCCACAGACATTCTAAATGATAACAGCTGCTTTGTAAAAGATAGAAATATTTTTTCTAATGTAAAATCTGGCGTAATTTTCGGGGCCTATAGCTTGAAGGAGGAAGCCTCCTTCGAGGAGGTTCCTATGACAGATATACAGGCACAACGGATAAAAGAATTACGAGAACAGGGATATGGTTATCGCATCATAGCCCAAGAAGTCGGGATCGACCGTGACAGAGTACGCTACTTTTGCAAGTCGAGAGGCTTGGGCGGACAGGCTAAAGAGACCTTAAAGGATCTCGGCATATTCTGTCCTCAGTGCAAGAAACGGATCAAGCAGAATACCGGGCGAGGACGCAGGAAGAGGTTCTGTTCAGAAGCTTGTAAAAGAGCTTATTGGAAAGAACACGCTGATGAAGGAAACAAGCACGAAAGCGCTCTATACCACATCACCTGCGAGTGTTGCAATAAAGAGTTTGTCTCTTATGGTGATAAGCGCCGAAAGTTCTGTTCGAGGGAGTGCTATATAAAGGCTCGATTCTGGGATAAATGAGTTGACTATAAAGCCTGTCAGAGTGATGTATGTAGCCAAGGAGGTGCATACATTATGGGCTTTAAGACCAAAGACAAACAGGAGGCTCTGCAGGGGCTTGAGAAACTTCTATCGCTTAAGGCGCGCTACCTGGGACCGCCGACATTTTCGTACAGAGTCGGTGATTACACCATAGACCGAAACGGATATGTGGACGGACCCTCGGATGTGATCCTTGAGGCTGTAAAGAACATGATCATAGAAGTACCCGACAGGGATTCAGAGCATATCAAGATGGATGTCCTGCCTGCGGAAGTTACCGTGGCGAGTGTCCGCAATCTCATAAATATGATACACAGCAAACAATACCTTATAGGATGTGCTTTATGCTACAAAGCCTTTTATGTTCCGAGGACGCTTGTCACGAGCATAAACGGAAAAGATACCACCATGAAGGATGTCATCGATGCCATTAAGGCTTTTAGACCGATAGGCATAGAAACAGCTGACGGAGGGATAAAGATCACGGGATTTCCTGCAGGAGATGCATTCGAGACCTTGTCAAAGGCGATGATCGATTATGCAAGGGGCAGACACTATATCCTCCCGGATGAGACCATTCCCGATAATGAAAAATACTACATGAGGGCTTGGCTCGTTCGGATAGGTCTTGGCGGTAAGGAATACAAAATGCTCCGCCAGATCATGCTTAAAAATCTCCAAGGGCATACGGCATTCAGGACGGATTCCGATGCCGAAAAATGGAAGGAAAGATATTGTCACAGAATGCCGAAATAGCTTGATATTATGGGCAAACAGAGTGATAGATACAGTACGAGGATAATGCTATGCAGATCAAAGAGATAAACCTAAAGCCATCACAAGATAAGAAACTCAAGGTGGCTGCGTACTGTAGGGTTTCGACCGATCATGACGATCAGGAAGATTCCCTCGAGAATCAGATAGAAACATATGAAAATGAGATCCGCTCCAATCCGGAATACGAATATGTCGATGTCTTTTACGATTTTGCACATACGGGTTACAAAGATGCCCGTCCGGGATTTCAAAGGATGATGGAGGCGGCAAGGAACGGTGAGGTCGATCTAATCATCACAAAATCGATCAGCCGATTCGCAAGGAACACCAAGATAGTCCTTGAGGCTACCAGAGAGCTTAAGGAACTGAATGTAGCGGTATTTTTCGAACTACAAAATATAAATACGCTCACATCGGCAGGGGAATTGATGATGACCATCGTTGCTGCTTTTGCACAGGCAGAAAGCGAAGGGATCAGCGCGACTGCCAAAATGGCATACAGGCGCAAGTATGAAGCCGGCATTCCCGTGCAGTACCTCGAGAGGTCATTCGGATACAGAAAGGGCAAGGACGATGAGTTCATCATCGAAGAAAGCGAGGCTGTCTGGGTCCGAAAGATCTATCAGATGATCGCAGATGGATACACGGCAGCAGCTGTAAAGAGGTACTTAAATGATAACAATGTAAAGACCATCGGTGGAGCCAAGTGGATCGACTCCACAGTGTTTAGGCTTGTGGAGAATGAGATATATAAGGGCGATTACATCATGCAGAAGTCTTTTGTTACCGAAGACCGCAGACAGCTACGAAACCGAGGGCAGGTCGATTCCTGGTACATAGAAGACGATCATGTCCCCATCGTGTCAAAGCAGTTATGGCAGAAAGCCCAAGATGCGCTTGCCAAGCGCAGAGACTACCGAAACGGGGAAATGGCCATCAAGGATACCACCAATGAGAACTACCCTTACAAGGGAAAGATATTCTGTGCCGAGTGCGGACAGCCACTTTATCCTCGGATATATAGCAAGGGGCATCGGCTTAATTGGGGATGTTCCGGACGGAAACGGTATGGCAGCAGCTACTGCGAGGGGATCAATGTCCTCGATACCGTTTTGCATGATTGGCAGATAGACGGGAACATTTACATCTATGAGAAGACCGCCGAAAGGGGACTCCGGGAATATGCCTTCTACAAAGAGAGCTATTGGAAAAGGAGTCATAAGAAAAAAGAGCCACCTGTCCTGGCACACGAGCTTAACGATGAGAACTACCCATATAGGTTCAAGATCCATTGTGCCCTTTGCGGTTCAAGGCTCACGAGGCACGTCAACACGAAAAGCGGACGGGTCACGTGGATGTGCAATAGGTACAAGCATCATGGCCCCGATCAGTGTCCGGGGATGCGGATATTCGATGATGAGATTAGGAAATGGATGCCCATAGAGGCTGACATATATATCACGGAAAGGAGGACCCCAGATGGCAAGAAATATCACAGTTATTCCTGCCAAAGAGAAGAAAATAGCGACTAATGCTCCCTTGGCCACGAGCCATATAAGGCTTGCGGCATACTGCCGTGTGTCGACAGACCAGGAAGACCAGCTCCACAGCTTTGAGGCACAGGTGCAGTATTACACAGATTACATCGAAAGCCATAAGGAATATGACCTCGCGGGCATATATGCCGATGAAGGCATATCCGGCACCAATACAAGGAAAAGGAAGGACTTTCAGAGGCTGATACAGGATTGCGAGGACGGCAAGATAGATCTGGTCATAACCAAATCCATCAGCCGATTTGCGCGTAACACGCAGGACTGCCTGACCTACTCGAGAAAGCTGAAAGCTCTCGGCATCGGCATCATCTTTGAAAAGGAACACATCAATACGCTCGATGCTTCCGGGGAGTTGCTTTTCACGATCTTAAGTTCACTTGCGCAGGATGAGTCGAGGAACATATCCGAAAACTGCAAGTGGGGCATCCGCAGCAAGTTCAAAAAGGGCGAGATGCATATCGATGCGTCCACCTTCCTCGGATACGATAAGGACGATAACGGAAAACTCGTGATCAACGAGGAACAGGCCCCCATCATCCGCAGGATATACGATGAATTCTTATGGGGCAAGAATCCACAGCAGATCGCTGCGGATCTTGAACGGGACGGGATCAAGACCGGAAGGGGGAACACCAAGTGGCATACAACAACCGTCATATCGATCCTTACTAATGAGAAACATAAAGGTGACGCACTCTTACAAAAGACATATACGGCAGATTTCCTGACTAAACGCCAGGTCAAGAATCATGGCGAGGTCACGCAGTACTATGTCACTGACTCCCATGAGGGGATAATCGACAAAGAGACATGGAGTGCCGTACAGGAAGAACTGCAACGGCGCACGGACTACATGGAGAAACACCACCTGCAGAAATACTCCTACGGAGATGCCTGGAGCCCCTTTATCGGGCGGGTCTATTGCGGTAAGTGTGGAGACAGCTACGGTCGACATTCTTGGAAGACCAGGAACAGGGTACAGTGGCAATGCAAGAACCATAGGGACAGTGGAGTGCTGACCTGCGATAACCGCCATGTCTTCGAATCGGATCTTGAAAAGGGCTTTGTGTTGGCCTTTAACGCCATATACTCGGATAAGGATGCCTTCATCAAAGCCAAAGAGGAACAGGTGGCAACGGGCAGCCCGCTCGCGAAAGTAAGGGCAAGGCAGATGATAGAACTCATCGGACAGCCTCCGCTCGAGGGCTTCATCCCGGAAATGGCACAGCTGATCATCGATGAGGTGATCATACTCGGAGCAAAGGAATATAAGTTCAGATTCCTTGATGGGACCGTGAAAAAAATGAAAGTCTGAAGTCTGAAGTCTGCAATTCGGGACACCCTCGTGCAGACTTCTTTTTGTTTCCCCAAAACACAAGAAATCCCTTAAAATGGCGGTTTTTCCATTAAAGGGACTTCTGTAACTCTGAAGCTATCTATGTGATTTCAGCCTTTGCATTATGCTTCCTTCTTAGCCAGCTTATCGTCACTACTCTTTTTATATATGTCCTGCATCGCCAGACCGCGCAGCACACCGATAGCTGATTCCTTGCCTTCTTCATTCAGTTCGCGCAACAGGCTTACGACAGTCATCTCATCCTGCGATAAGGTGTCATCGATAGGTTTAGGTGCCTCGATGATGCCAAGGAGATAGTCGGCAGAGATATTCAACATCTTAGCTGCACCTGCTACTATATCCCCCTTCGGCGTTATCCCACTCTTTGCAAACGTTGAGATGTTAGCCCTGGTACATCCGAGCTGGTCAGCGGTCGCTTGGCTTGCCGGCAGGATACCTGCTTCCTTGCAACACTTCTCGTATCTTTCATAAAAGTTCATGTTCTCGCCCTCCGAGTTCTATGTAGATAAAAATATTTAACTTCTTCATTGACACGCTAAATACATTGTGCTATCATCAACCATAGTTAAGTATATTTAGCCAGTTGATAAATCAGCTCAAAATGGGCTGGTCTGGTTAATATTGCAAAAAAAGACCAACTTTAATCATAACAAAAAAGTTAAAGAAATTCAACTACTTATGTAAATTGTTAAGCAGATTTATCGGAGGGAATATGACGGATCTGTGGAATGTAAATACCATAGCCCAGATGCGGATCTTAGGCATCAAGCAGAAGGAGCTGGCTGAACTTTGTGGATATTCCGAGACCTATCTCAGCATGGTCCTTAGGGGACATAAAGATACGCAGAAAGCCCGTGAGAACATAGACACCACACTCAAGAAACTGAAACAGGAACGAGACATATACATATGAGGATATAGCGATTGGCTGATGAGTCTGCGAAACCATACGAATACTACTCCTCCGTTGAGGAGTCCACAATTGAATGGCTCTGGTATCCCTATATCCCTTATGGGAAGCTGACGATAGTTGAAGGTGATCCTGGAGAGGGAAAGTCGACCTTCATGCTCCATCTGGCGGCACTCCTTACAAAAGGAAAACCGATGCCTGACGGACAAGAGGCACAGCCTCCTATGACTGTCATATATCAATGCCCGGAAGATGATATCTCCGACACGATAAAGCCAAGGCTCATATCTGCTGATGCGGACTGCGACCGCGTGGCTTTCATAAGGGATAACGGCAACAGGATAAACTTTGAGGATTCTCGCATCGAGAAGACGATAGAGGCAACCGGGGCGAGGCTCTTCATATTCGATCCGCTCCAATCCTTCCTATCACAGGACAGTGATATGAACAACGCCGGGAGGATGAGGACTCTCTTAGGCAAATTGTCGATCATCGCATCGAGGCATCAATGCGCGATAGTGATCATCGGGCATATGAATAAATCAAATGGGAATAAGAACCTGTACAGAGGGCTTGGCAGCATAGACATCTCTGCCATCGCAAGGAGCATCCTGATGGTGGCGCGGGATAATGACGAACCCTCTGTCCGATATATGTTTCCCGTAAAAGCGAACCTTGCCCCGGAGGGGCCGCCGATAGGTTTTCGGTTTGATCGAGATACAGGCTTTTCATGGATCGGCGTGTGCGACCTCAATGTGGCAATGGAAACTGCTGCTCCTGATTCGAGGGCAGAAAAGAGCGGAACGGCCGCGGATATCATCATATCGATGCTCAAAGAGGGACCTGTCCCAAGTGCGGATATATTCGAGCGAATGGCCAAGGTAGGCGTATCCGACAGGACGGTATATACGCTAAAGAGCAACCTTAGGATCGCGTCCGTGAAGATCAACAATGTATGGTACTGGAAACTGTGA